TAAGCAAGCTGGTGCACGTCATAGAGGTGATACTAATATTGGAATTGGAGTTTGTGCATTACTTGGTAGTTCTACTGTTAATGATAATACTGGTGGTTGTAATATTGCTATTGGTAGTTGTGCTGGTAAAGTTATCACTTCTGGTAATCAGAATATTATGATAGGATGTGGTTCTGCAATAGCATTACTTTCTTCTGAAAGAAACGTATATATTGGAGGAGCATCTGCATCTGCATCTACGGTTGGTAATGATAATGTTGCAATTGGATTTGGTGCTGGTACTAGTATAGCTGGTAATTATAATGTAATGTTTGGTAGGTATGCAGGTTGCCTGGCAACTGGTGCTCATAACGTTATTATGGGTCCTAATTCAGCAAAATGTCAAACCACTGGTGGTTGTAATATATTCATTGGTAATGAGGCAGGAAGTAATGCTGCTAGTTCTGGTGGAACTGGTGATAATAATATTGGAATGGGATGTAAGGCATTAACAGGATTAACATCTGGTGAGAAAAACATTGCATTGGGTAATTATGCTGGTGGTGTAATCACCACTGGTGAATCAAACGTAATAATTGGTGATGGTGCACTCAAGAATGGTGTTACCACTGGTGGATGTAATGTTGTCTTGGGTAAAGATTCTGGATGTTCCATTACTAGTGGTAATTGCAACGTTACTATTGGACCTTTTGCTGGAAAACTTATGACTAGCGGTATTAATAACGTCTTCATAGGATCAAATACAGCTAAGGGTGCAGAAATTACTGGTTTTAATAACGTTGCAATGGGTGGTGCTTTTGCAGGACACAGCCTGACAAGTGCTAATGCAAACATATTGATGGGTTCCTTCGCTGGTTGTAGTATAAGTTCTGGTGCTTGTAGTGTTATTATTGGTTATAATGCTGGTAAAGCTCTAGCTACAAATGGATATAGTGTTTTCTTAGGAGCGTATGCAGGTAGGTGTCTAACGGGTAGTGATAACGTTGCTATTGGAATGTTTGCACTGGGTTGGGACGCTGGAACTACTGCTGAACAGAATGTTGCGGTTGGTAGATATTCTGGTGGAGCAATCACATCTGGTAACGGTAATACATTCCTTGGCCATCAAGCAGGTAATACAAACACAAGTGGAGATTGTAACATTGCTATTGGTTATGATGTAGAATTAGATTCTGCTACTGATAATAAACAATTGAAAATTGGTTCTGGTACTGATGTGTGGATACAGGGTTACGATAATTTTAGTGTTCTACTAGGTGCAGGGTTTAGAGGCCATTGTGGATCATCTGGCACCAACGTTGGTAATGTAATGAACTTCAACTGGACTAGTACTCAGTTAGATGCATGGGTTGACACCACAAATGTCGGTCAAGTAACCTTAACATCCGATTATAGAATCAAACAATGTGTATCAACTCAGACAGCATGTGCTCTTAGTAAAGTTAAATCATTAAATCCAGTTGATTATCAATATAAAGATTTCTGTTTGGGTGATACACAATTAGGAAAGGCAGACGGAGTTACTAGACAAGGATTCCTTGCACATGAACTTGCAACTGTGATTCCATCTGCTGTTAATGGAACTAAAGATAGTGCAACTCAATTACAGTCATTAAAACTTGATGCTGTGGTATCAGTTCTTACCAAGGCATTACAAGAAGCTGTAGATAAAATAGAAGTATTGGAAGCAAAAGTCGCAGCATTAGAATCTGGTTGACTTTTGTGAACATTTAACTTATAATAAAAATACACGTTTGATATGAATGGATAAGACATTTTATTTCATGGCAGGACTTCCCCGAGCTGGAAGTACTCTTCTGTCTACATTATTAAATCAGAACCCAAGGTTTTATTCAGGCCCATCAAGTCCTGTGCTTGGTGCGATGTTTTCTCTTCATGATAACTTTCAGGGTAATGAACTTTATACTGGGTATCCAAAACCAAATCAAGTCAATGAGATAGTTGGTTCTGTTATAAGACATTGGTATAGTGATGTAGAACAGGAAGTTATCTTTGATAAGAACCGTGCATGGTGTGCAAGAGTTTCTTTCATTGAGGGATATGTCGGACAAGAAGCAAAGATTATAGTTCCTGTAAGAAGAGTGGATGAGATACTCACATCACTTCTTACTATGGTTCATCGTAATACTTTTGTAGAAGGACAACCAAGAATTAATTTTGTTGATGAGCAATTAGTAAAGGCTAATATTCCTATTAGTGATGAAACTAGATGTCAGTATCTTCTTACTGCTCAGGGTGGTATTGTCTATGAGTCATTAAATGCCACTAAGATCGGTGTGGATCAAGGTCATAGTGACAAATTCCATTATGTGGATTATAATGATTTGGTTACTGATCCACAGGGTCAATTAAATAATATCTATGAGTTCTTGGGTGAAGAACCATTTGAGCATACATTTGATAATCTATCTAATGAGCATAGAGAAGATGACTTGACGACTTATGGTTTATCTGATATGCATGAGGTTCATTCTAAATTAGAGAAGACTTCACCAGATCCATCAGAAGTTCTTCCTGAGTCTATTATCAAACTATATAATGATAATAAAAAAATACTTGAGTTTTGGAATGAACAGGCTTCACATCCTTCACCTTCTACATTTAATGTGAAACCATTTGAGACAAAGACCAATACTTATAATCTTTTTTCATAATAAATACTACACAAAGGTTTAAATAAAAAATGGCTATTACCGTCACAAAAACTGTCACTGGATTGACTATCCTTAATAATGCTGATAAAATTGTATCAGAAGTAGAAGTAACTACAAAATCAGTTGATGATTCAGATCCTTCAAATCTTACAATACAATCATCTGAAAACTTTCCAGTAGAAACTTCTGGTGGAACTGGTGCATCAGGATTTGTTGCTTATGCAAGTCTTACACAAGCAGCTATTCTTGCATGGACACCTGTTGCGGATGGACTTTCTCGTTCTAATTCTGAGATTAATCAGGCAGCATGGATAGAATCAGTTAAGAATCCTCCAGCACCTGCTGAAGTAAACGAACCACTTCCTTTCTAAATTAAATCGTAATTCTTCATTATGTCTCAAAAAAAATATTCTTTGTTCCATGTACAAGGTGGGTTTGGAAAGCACATTGCGGCGACAGCAGTAGCAAAATGCATTAAGAACAACTTTCCTGGTAGGGAGTTGATTGTTACTGCCGTGTGGTCTGAAATATTTCAGAACCTCCCATTTGTGGATAGAGTCTATCAAATGGGGAATACGAGTTATTATTATCAAACTTATGTAGAGAACATGGATTCATTAGTCTTTGCTAATGAGCCATACTTCACTACAGATCATGTAAATAAAACATTACCTTTGGTTCAGACTTGGAGTAAGATGTATAATCTTAACTACAATGGTGAACTACCACAAATAAAATTTAATCCTTTACAAAGGAAGGGTGCTAAAGAGTTCTGGCCTGGTAGAGCAAATGGTAAACCCATCATGGTTATTCAGACTAATGGTGGAATGTACCAAGAACAAAGACCATATCTGTGGGCACGTGATATGCCTGTGGTATTGGCACAGAAATTAGTAGATCATTATTCAGACGATTATCATATCTTTCAGGTAACTAGACCAGCATGTGAAGTGTTGGATGATGTAGAAGTTATAAAAGATCCCATGAGTAACATGGAACTTGTGAGTGTTCTTTTGCAAAGTGAGAAGAGAATACTTATTGATAGTTGTATGCAACATGCTGCTGCAGCATTGAAGATGCCATCAGTAGTATTGTGGAATGGTACAAGTCCAGAAGTATTTGGATGGGATATGCATACAAATATCAAGGCCAAGAAACCTGCTAAATGTAAGTTACCGAATAGTGTATTGTTTGACTTTGATTTTACTGGTGTTGAGGCAGAATATCCTTATGTAGATGAGGACGATGATATATTTGACTTTGATAAAATTGTGGAGGCAGTTGATAAAAAATCATGAATGTAATTGGACTTTATGGTGCGATTGGTTGGAATGTTGTACTTTCTGACAATCCTAAGTTATTAAAGCAGTCAGAAGAATCTTGGACACATGGTGCGAGTGTAACTCTTATCAAAGATGGAGAACACTGTGTGAGTATCAGTGAGGAGAGATTGAGTAAGATAAAATATGATGGCAACTTTCCTAGAAAGTCAATAGAGTATTGTTTGTCTGCTGCAAACTTAGATAAGAATGATATTGATTTAGTGATTGTTCCATCAATGGCTAATCAACAGTTCTATAAGAACTATGTTAATAAAACTCTTGAGAAGAAAGTTAAAAGATATTTTCCAAAAGCAAAGGTAGAGATAGCATCACATCACTTGTGTCATGCTTATTCTTCTGTGTTCTCTTGTGATTATAATGAGGGTTCATTTCTTACATTAGATAATGCTGGTTCCATTTTGTTTGATACCACAGGTCAAATATTTGCCTGTGAGAATCATTCATTTGGATACTTTAATAAGAAGAAAAATATATTTAAGTATTATCCTGGTATTCCACAGACAAATAATCTAGGAAACTACTATTGGATGTGGGCATATCATATCTACACTAATAAGATACAGAAGGATATTAAACTCACCGATCCAAAGTATAGAGAGACATTCTGTGGTAAGGTGATGGGTCTTTCTGCGTATGGAAACATCAAAGAGTTTAAGACAGATTATAGAATGCATTTTGAGGGTATACCACAGGTAGCACTTGAGTCTATGCCTGGTAGGGATTTTAACTATGGTAAACTCTCACCAGAGAATAAGGCAAAGCAACTCCAGTATAACTTTGAGCAGGGAATGCTTAAATGGATGAAGGAACTAAAGAAAGGTGATTACATTAGTGATAATCTATGCCTTGCTGGTGGAGTCTTTCTAAACATACTGGCTAACTCTGTGCTGCGTAAAAATAATGTAGTAGAGAATATGCATATACCACCATTTCCAGACGATACAGGACTATCTTTTGGGGCTGCAGCATATGGATTATTTAAGAACAAAGAGCAAGTAAAACTACCTCATAATATTTCACTATTCGGTAAGACATATAGTGATGAAGAGATTGAAGAAGCACTAGGAGATACCAAGTATAAAAAGTATGATAACTTTGAGGAACTATGTGAGGTTACTGCAAAACATCTAGCAAACAATAAGATTGTAGGATGGTTCCAGAACAGGTCTGAGTTCGGTCCTAGAGCACTTGGTTCACGTTCTATTCTTATGAATCCTCAACCTAAGAAAAACAAGGACACTGTGAACTCACGCATCAAACACAGAGAAGAGTGGAGACCCTTTGCTGGAATCATGTTAGAGGAGTATCAGAAGGATTACTTTGTAGAGGATTATCCGAATGAGTATATGCTTTACTCTCTTGTAGTAAAACCTCATAGAAGGAGAGATATAGGTGCTATCACACATCAAGATGGTACTTGTAGAATACAAACGGTGAATAAGGATTTACATCCAGAAGTCACCACACTTCTACAAAAATATAGAGACGAAACTAAATGTCCTATTCTTCTGAATACATCTTTCAATGATAATGGCCAACCCATTGTTGAGACCCCACAACAAGCAATCGATACCTTCAATAATATTGATTTAGATTACTTATGTATCGGTAGTTACATTATAAATAAAAACTCATAGGGAATATATAAAAATGAATTTTGCAGTCTACACTAAAGATGGTTGCCCGTATTGTGATAAGGTTAAACAAGTATTAGAGTTGACAGGGAGTAGGTTTGTGGTGTATAATTTAGGAGAACATTTTGAAAAAAAAGAGTTCTATGGTGAGTTTGGGGAAGGTTCTACTTTCCCTCAAGTTGTCGTAGATGGTACAAAATTGGGAGGGTGTATTGACACAATTCAATTCCTCAAAGAAAAACGAGTTGTCTAAAGACAATATAAATAAAACCAATCCACCAGTTAATCGTGGAGTGGAATTAATGCTTCAGGGAGGTAAAAAAAGAAAGAAAAAACCATTTCATATTACACTCAAAAAGATAAGCAATTTTTTTAATAAAGAAATAGAAATTTATTTTGAATTTTCCTTATCAATTAAAAACAAAAATTAATTACTAAGGAGGGAGATCAATGAGCACTATTGATATAGTTTTATTAGCAATATTGCCTGTATCATTTTTACTTTTCTTAGTAGGAGGAGTAGGGGGATGGTTAGCTAGAGATTATATGATGAACTATCAGGAGATACCAAGACCTCATCCTGAAATGTTTGATGAAATGGGTAATTTAGTTCCCGATGAGGTAATTGCATTTAGATTTGAAAACTATCATGACACAGACGACACAGACGAAGAAGAAGACTAAAAAATTTACAGTTAAATCTCTTCCAGAACTACCTAATAATCCTTTAATTTTTGAGATTTTAGATTTAGTATCTAAACAAAGATCTAAGGCTAAAAAGATAGAGGCATTGAGAAAATATGATCATAAGGCTTTAAGATCTGTCCTTATATGGAATTTTGATGAGTCTATCATTTCATTACTTCCTGATGGTGATGTTCCTTATGTTGGTTATGACGAACAAAATGTCTATAGTGGAACTCTCACCACCAAAATTACGGAAGAGGTTCGTAGAATGCATCAGAAAGGATCATTTTCTTTAGGTGCAAGTGATCAACAAGGTCATACTACTATTAATAGAGAAGCAAGACATTTTTATAGATTCTTAAAAGGTGGTGATCCTAGTTTAAATGCTATTCGTCGTGAAACAATGTTTATTAATATTCTTCAGGGTCTTCATCCTTTAGAATCAGAAATTATATGTTTGATAAAGGATAAAAAACTTTCAGATAAGTATAAGATCACTAAAGAAATTGTATCAGAAGCATTCCCTGATATTAAATGGGGAAATAGAGGAGGTTAGGCATGACAGCACCCGTAGGAAAAGAAACTGAGTTGAAAAAACCACAGAAAAAAGAATCCTTTTGGACATCTGAAGAACGAAAAAATTTTAAAACTAATTATGGGACTGAAATTGTTGTAGAGAATGGATCTGTGGAAGATGTATCTACAAAACAAGCACCCACTGATTGTTATATTATAAAGTATGTTCATGATGATAATGTACATTATGATCTTGCACGAGGTACTAAAGTTACTTTGTTTGATATGTATTGGGATAAGTTTAAGAGTGATCTAAAAAGTATTGGATATGCTAACGGAACTATCAAACCAAACCTTTGGGGTTATCAATCACCAACTAAAAAGAAAAGAAGGAAAGGATAGGGCCACCAAAATCAACTTTTAATTCCAATATATTCGGACAAAAAATCGGGGTATTTTTTGGAGCCACAGGATTTTCTAAAATAATTATGGTATTATGAAATTTATTCAAGATTCTATTACTGATGATTTATATCAAAAATGTGTGAAGGAACTTAATGAAAAGATAGATCAAGATTGTTGGAGATCTAGTAGTGTAACTTGGGATACTATTATAAAACAAGGTATTGTTGGTAGTTGTATTATTACCCCTGTATCAGATACTATACATGATTTATTAGAAGAAGAATTGAAATCAAGTCTTCCAGAATATGAAGAAGTAATATGTCAATATTATATTTGGCAATCTCAATCTGGAATTAGTTGGCATAATGATGGAGGAGATAGGAGAAGATTATTTGGTGCTACTTTATATCTTAATGAGGTATGGCATCCTGATAATGGAGGATGGTTTATTTGGGAAAATGATGATGGTTATCGTGCAATTCTTCCTAAGAAAAAATTTTTAGTTATTAATGATAATTATCAATATCATTGTGTTACTCCAGTTTCTTTAGATTTTCGTTGTACAATTCAAATATGGGGTGTTTGTAACAAAAAATACATAGGTACTTGACTATATACTATACATGTGTTAGTATTAACACAATCGTTCAACCTGATACATTTCAGGTCGCAAGTAAGCCGACTCGGAACGGAATCGTTCATCCTCATGGAATTTCTTCTCGCTAGTTTATTAACATGTGAAAGTGCTCAGAGTATTATAGACAACATTAAACTCTCAACTCCTAACAGAGAAGAGTTAGTTGAAGTAATACAAGAGAACAGTGAGAAGGGATGCTTTAAGGACGCAAAAGCCGACTGAAGGAACGGGGTCTAATCCACCTCACTTTCAGGAGAAAGCCAATGGCACAAGTCACTTATCGTGGTGTCCAGTATGACACTAACGAGCGTAAGCAAGCAAAACCAAATAAGTCTGAATTGACTTACCGTGGTGTTAAGCACAGCAAAGCAGATGAAGTTCTACCTTCATACCTAGACGCTGGACTTACTGCTGTTTAGTTCCACAGAACTAAATTAATAAAGAGCACCTCTTGACAGGTGCTCTTTTTTTGTGTAAAATATCTAAATACCATATAAAAATTATGGAACCACAAAGAGACAAATTAAAACTTATTGTTCGTAATTTGGAATTATTAGTAGATTCTCTTAAAGCAGAAGTCTATTCTGATGTAGATGCATATTCTACAGAAGTGGATACTTCCAAGTTTTCACGATTTACTGATTATGATGAAATATTTGAGGATGATGATGAATGAGATCTAAGGAATTATTAAAAAATCTTAGACAAGCACTACAACAAGATTATCTGTATGATAGTAAGGAGCTTGAATTTATGAGAGAACAACTTTCTGTTTTAGAGCAAGAAGTAGAAAAACGTAAAAAAACAAAACCCCAAGGATTTGGTAAAAAATGACTATAAAACTTGTAAGCATTACTCCTGACGCAGAGCAGACAATGGCATATATTGCCAGAGTGTCAAATCCGTCCAATCAGGACAATGATAAGTATTCTGGACTTTTGAAGTATTGCATCAAACATAACCATTGGAGTGTTTTTGAGCAATCTTCCATGACTTTGGAAATAGAGACTACTCGTGCTATTGCGGCACAGATATTAAGACATAGAAGTTTCACATTTCAGGAGTTTTCTCAAAGATATGCTGCTAGTACGACATTGGGTGATATTGATCTTCCAGAACTTCGTAAGCAAGATTTAAAGAATCGTCAGAATTCGACTGATGACTTAGATCCTAAAATGGTGGAAAAATTTGAGAAACAGATGATTACACTTTTTAGTTCATCTAAGGCATTATATGAACAAATGCTCAGTCAGGGTGTGGCTAAAGAATGTGCTAGAATGGTATTACCACTCTGCACTCCTACCAGAATCTATATGACTGGTTCATGTCGTTCTTGGATACATTATATTAATTTAAGATCTGCACACGGAACTCAAAAAGAGCATATGGAGATCGCAGAGGCATGTAGGAAAGTGTTTATTGAACAATTCCCTTCTGTTTCTGAGGCTTTGGAATGGTTATAATATTAGATGATGTTGTAAATTTAAATTCTTCTTTTCAGAGTGATATTGTAGAAGTACTTCAGACACATAAACACCATACAGGTAAAACTAATTTTAATGAAAAATGGTATTCTTTGGAGGAAGATCATATATTCAGAAATCTTTGTTTACAGATGATGGTTAAAGCTCATTATTATGTGGATTTAACTTCATGTATTGGGTATGAATTTTGGACACAGAATAATACACGACCAAATGGTGGGTGGCATCAAGATAAGGATGAACAATTAAAAATGAAGACAGGAGAATTGAGTTTTCCTTTATGTTCTTTAATTTATTATCCTTTAGTAGAAAATCTTGAAGGTGGACAATTGCATGTAGAAGATGATATAATAACTCCTAAGACTAATAGGTTAGTTATCATAAGTGCAGGTCTATGGCATTCTGTTCGGGAATTTACTGGTAATAGAATTTCTTTTTTAATTAACCCTTGGAATAAACCTCTAAATAATCTTACATAAAATTATAATCATGGCGACATATCCTGTTGTTCACAAAGAAACTGGTGAACAAAAAGAAGTAAAAATGAGTATTACTGAATGGTCTCAGTGGTGTGATGATAATCCCGATTGGAAACGTGATTGGTCAGATCCTGCTACTTGCCCAATGGCTACGGAGGTTGGAGAATGGAGAGATAAGTTAGTTGCAAAAAATCCAGGATGGAATGAAGTTCTGGATAAAGCATCTAAAGCACCTGGTTCTAAAGTAAAAAAAATCTGACAACATGGCAAGACGTAAAAGAGGAAGTGTTGATCAACCTATTGGAGTTGGTTTAACTACCAAACAAATGAAAAGGAAGAAACCTTTAAATGCTGATTATTTGGTTGATATTGAACCTCTCAATGATAATCAAAAAAGATTATTTGATTCTTATAAAAAAGGTAAGAATATAATTGCTTATGGCTGTGCTGGAACTGGTAAAACCTTTATAAGTTTATATAATGTACTAAAAGATGTTTTAGCAGATAATAATCTTTATGAAAAAATTTACTTAGTTCGTTCTTTAGTATCTACTAGAGAAATTGGTTTCTTACCTGGTGATCATGAGGATAAGGCAGATATTTACCAGATTCCTTATAAGAATATGGTGAAGTATATGTTTCAGATGCCATCTGATGCCGACTTTGAGATGCTTTATGGGAATCTTAAATCTCAGGATACTATTAAGTTCTGGAGTACTTCTTTTATTCGTGGAATTACTTTAGACAATGCTGTTGTTATTGTAGATGAGTTTCAAAACTTAAACTTCCATGAATTAGATTCTATTATTACCAGAGTTGGGGAGAATACTAGAATTATTTTTTGTGGAGATGCAACTCAGTCAGATTTAGTTAAAACTAATGATCGTAATGGTATTGTTGATTTTATGAGCATCTTGCGTAAAATGAATTCCTTTGATATAATAGAATTTGGTATTGATGATATTGTTCGTTCAGGACTTGTTAAAGAATACCTTCTAGCAAAAAATGAATTAGGTATGTAATGTTTGATCATGTTGATTTGAATCTAGAACCTCTTAAAAGACAAACTATAGATGGTGTTCGTTATTATTCTATCCCTGATAAAGATGAATTAGTTAAGTTAGTATCTATTACTTCTGTTACGAGCCATTTTAATAAAGAAATCTTTATTAACTGGAGAAAGAAGGTAGGCGATGTGAAAGCAGATAAGATCACGAAAGCGGCTACAACCCGTGGAACTGATATGCATACTCTGACTGAACATTACTTAAAGAATGATGAAGTCCTTCCTAAAGTTCCACCCATATCGGATTTCTTATTTAAGATAGCAAAGGGTGAACTTAATAAAATAGATAATATCTATGCTCTGGAAGGCCCGCTATATAGTAGGCAACTAGGAATTGCTGGAACCGTTGATTGTATTGCAGAATATGATGGTGATCTAGCAATAATAGATTTTAAGACATCTAAAAAACCTAAACCACGTGAGTGGATTGAACATTATTTTGTTCAAGCAATGGCATATGGGTGTATGCTATATGAGATGAGAAATATTTCAATTAAAAAACTTGTAATTATCATGGCTTGTGAAAATGGTGAATGTGTCGTCTACGAAGAAACCGACAAAGCAAAGTATATCAAACTCCTCGGAGAATATATTAGAAAGTTTGTTGGAGATAAATTGGAGCTCTATGGAACCTAATAAAGAATTAGAAAAAGCAATTGAGAGTAAATTCTTAACTCCTCAAAAATTTGCTATTGAAATAGAAACTATTGTAGCAAATGAAGAACTCAATTATATTGATGCTATCTGTCATTATTGTGAAATTAATGCATTGGAGATTGAATCAGTAACAAAATTGGTATCTAAACCTCTTAAGGAGAAATTAAAATATGATGCCCAAGAACTTAATTTTATGAAAAAAACTTCTAGAGCTAGATTGCCCTTATAATGGAAACCCTTGAAGGAATTGCCTACACAAAACCTTTTCCTCATTTAATTATAAAAAATTTTTATAATGAAAATGAATTAAAATTAATTTGGGAAGAACTTAATTTTTATACTAAACCAGGAAAATTTTTAGACGCAAAGTATTTTGGCGGAGTTGTAGGTAAAACTAATTCACATGCTTTAGCATTAGATAGTGTTTATCGTGAAGAATATAGAAATTTATCTAATATTCTAACAGTTAATAGAAAATTATTTGACACTGAACTTCTAAAAACATTTTCCGACATAGATGATTGTTGTAGTATAGCTCTTACTTCTAATTGGGACATTACTAAAGTTAGGTATTATCATGATAATGAATATTATGAGCCTCATATTGATAACGATTTTCAATTTTTAGCCTTTTCTTACTTTTACAAAGAACCTAAAAAATTTGATGGTGGCGAAATCTATTTTCCCAAGTATAATTATGAATATGAGTGTGATAATAATTCTATGATAATATTACCAGGTTGGGTTAAACATGGTGTGAAAAAAGTAAGTATAAATGATTCTGCTTATTATGATGGTTATGGGAGATATTGTATCTCCAGTTTTTTTGGAAATAAAGGTTAATGAAAGTGACACCGTTTGAGACTTATAGAACTTATCTTTCTATGAAAAGTCATTTTACTAATCCTAAGTATGACTTTATAAAGTATGGTGGTAAGTCAAGAGCCACCATGACATCCTTTAATAAACGAAAGGATAAGTATTGGTTTGAGAAAACTTCAAGAAAGTATTCAGATCAAGAGATCATAGATTTTCTTTTAGCAAATTTTGTATCTACAGACAATCCTCAAAACCTCTGGATTGGGGAAATTATTAATTCAGGAGAAAGAAATTATTCACAATGGATGAAACGAAAGCAGAGTTTGACTTACTTGTTCAAAGAACAAAGCAACGAATTACTATTTCAGCAAGACTTGAAAGAAGTATTCAATTGCTCCAAAGGCCATCCCCCTTTGCTAAAAAAATATCTGGGTGGGGAGATTTCGTTAGAAACGCTTACAATACTGGAAAAAGTCTTTTCTTTCAGAAAAGAATTTGATAAGAAGTTAAAAGATCCAGTGTGGGAAACCGTCAGTATGAAGATTAAAAAGTACATACCTTTTCTAAATATTAATGTGTTCCACTATAAAAAAATATTAAGGGAATTAATCAATGAGTGATTTTTTTGAATCTGAAATTGTTCGTGAGGAAATGGAAGATATCCATGAACTCCAGCAAGAAATTTATGGCCAATTAATGAATATTAATGACCTACCACATGAAAAAAAGAAGGAACATATTGACCAATTGATGGAATTGTTAGATAAGCAACGTGTGATGTATGCAAGATTGTCTCTTTCAGACGATCCAAAAGCAATTGAATTAAAAGATCAATTGCAAAAATCAGTAGTTCTAATGGGTTTCCCAGAAGACACTGATATCCGCACATTGTTTGACCATATGTACGACACTATAAAGTCACTTGATAAATTTGTTGACAAGTGATAGATGATCTGTTATAATACTTTTGTTGGGTTGACGAACTCAACGGGGAGTGACTGAATAAACTTTCTGGCATATAGCTGGTTAAGGTGACGAGACACAGGTGGTGCTGCTACTCGCAAGAGTAGAATCGACTTACCAGTCGGGTCTCAGGCAAGGACGTAAAATTTACTACTGTAGTAATGCCCGTTCTTTGTTGGTAATACAGAAACCCAACCTCCCACCCCAAATCCAATTAATCCTATTAATCCGAGGTATCCAATGTCGTTTGCTAATCTTAAAAAGCAATCAAAACTAGGCTCTCTTACACAAAAACTTGTGAAGGAAGTTGAAAAAATGAATACTAACGGTTCATCAGCTGATGACCGTCTTTGGAAGTTAGACGTAGATAAATCAGGCAATGGTTATGCCGTTATCCGTTTTCTTCCTGCTCCTAACGGTGAAGATCTACCGTTTGTAAAATTATATTCCCATGCATTTAAAGGTGCTGGTGGATGGTATATTGAAAATTCTTTGACCACTCTTGGTCAGAAGGATCCTGTTTCTGAGTTTAATACTACACTTTGGAACAATGGTACTGATTCTGGTAAAGATGCTGCTCGTAGGCAGAAGCGTAAACTCACATATATCAGTAACATCTATGTTGTGAAGGATCCTGCTAATCCTGAGAACGAAGGTCAAGTATTCTTATACAAGTATGGTAAGAAAATCTTTGATAAAATCACTGCAGCAATGCAACCTGAGTTTGAAGATGAGGAAGCAATTGATCCATTTGATTTCTGGCAAGGTGCTAACTTCAAGTTGAAGGCAAAGAACGTTGCTGGTTATCGTAACTACGATTCTTCTGAGTTTACTGCTGTTTCTCCAGTATTGGATGATGATGATGCATTAGAAGCATTATGGAAGAAAGAAAACTCTCTTCAAGAGTTTGTCGGTGCTGATCAGTTCAAGTCTTATGACGAATTGAAAAAGCGTCTTGGTTATGTTCTTGGTAGTAATGCTACAGTTACTCAAGATCCTGAAGTAGAAGATGAAGATCGTGCTCGTGGGCCTTCCCCAGTAGCATCTGCTCCATCGGAACCAGAACCTGCTATTGCAGTTGGTGCTGGCACGGGTGATGAAGATGAAGATACACTATCATATTTTGCGAAACTCGCCGCAGATTAACACAAGAAAGGGGGTCTTAATGACCCCTTTTTTTATGGCATTGTAACTCTTGTATTTTCTGTTTTCGCTAATCTATCGGTGATTCTCTGAGAGGATCTTTGATATATCATAATATCTCTCATATCATTTAAGAATTGTTGTAAATATCTTCTCCTTAAAAGATAGATAGATCTTTTTTTATCATTTTCTATTGTTTGATATTCCCAATTACTAATACCTAGAATGATTGAGTCGGAACCAGGTGTAATATAAGTATTTCCTTCATAATATGATATTGAAAAATCTTTATCTACATGTTTACCTTTAGGTAAAATTAATTTACCCTCAGAATCTCTAATTTCCTTAGTTTCATAATGGTGTATATCTCCTAAAGCATCTTCATTCTTGTAAATATTAAGTACGTAATAATATAAATCTCTATTTGATAAAGGCCATTCATTTCTTACATTAATAATACCAGCAGTTATAAGGACAACCCAATCTAATTCTGAATTACCATAAAATTCCTCTGCCACAGTATCAGGTCTTGCACCTTCCATTATTTCATACTTATCAAATACTGTAAAAACATTTTGTAAGTCATCACGGAGTTTATTTCTTCTGAATAAATTCTTAACCGTCAGATAACTCTGAGAAGAGAGACTATCCGATAAGAAGTTTTGATATTCTAGGTTTGGTAATTCTCTAAAGTATCCCATTTTAGAATCCTACTCCGTCTTCGTTGTTATCATAACCTGCATAATCTTCATTGTAGATTGGTGTAAGTTCTGTAAATGAGAGTGTAAGCATTGATGAAATTGGTGCACCATCTTTATATGTTGCAAATGTACCATCACCTGTATAATTGACAGCTACATTTTTAAGAGCACATAGTTTCATTCTATTTAAATAATCTTTTGCTCTGCCCATATATTCAATTTGGAATATATTTGGTGTTCTTAATACAGTTCCCCCAGAACCTTTGGGTGCCATATTTCTCTTAAATGATTTTATTATTGTTCTTATAATTTGTGCTTCTTTTTCATAACGAGGAGTTAATTTGAAATTAAATGTAAAATTTCTAAGAGTCGGACCAGAAAATAATAATTCTAAATTTGGATTTAGGATTTCTCCTTGACTTCTAGCCATGAGTTGATCTAAAGTAATATTTCCACCAATAAGTGAATTAACTGCTTTTTGAGCAAAAAAACTTGATACCATGTTTGGATTGGCACCAAGAACTCCTAGAGTGTCTTTAAAAGCCTTTTTTACACTATCTATTCCCCCATCTCCTGAGATTGCTCCCATCGAACCTGTATATAGTTGATTTTCCAATTCATTCATTCTAGATTCACCCCAAGCAATAGAGTTAGTATCTGCAAGTTGTGCTGGAATTGGAAGAATAATATTTCCTAATAAATCTCTGGTATCTCTTAGATTACCTTGTTCTCCCTCTAAAGATTCTCTGCCCGAAGAAACTATCATTCTAGTTCTTCTTGATAGTGGAGTTCTGTAAGATCTTTTATACTCAAAAACAGAAAACTTTAGAAAATCTTGAGTATTATCTATTGTACTATATGGGTATCGTAGATCAGATGGCATTCTGGGACTAGGACTTCTACCTAAGGCCCATCTTCCATCTCTTCGTGAAAATTTCTCCCAAGGATTCTTCCATGGTTTAACTGGTTTGTCACCGCCATCACCACCACCAGTATTAGTATCATCGTCGTCGTCATTATTATTCAACCCCCCCGTATTAACCATCTTATTAATATTACTACTTATTGTTCCTAATATACCACTACTAGTTGGACGGTTAATGGTTATTTCTTTCGCATCCTTATCAAGGTTAGAATTGTTATATATTCGTTCAGCATCTCTATATGAGATACCAGCCTCTTCAGCGATAAGTTGTATTTGTTCTCGTATTTGTGCTTTTTCTTCGTTTCTCTGTATTCTGTTAGCGTTTCGTTGACTGCCAGGTAATCTTGGGGGCATTTATCGACCTATATTTTTAACTATTTAGTTGTCTTTTTCCAAAAGGTATTTCTCTTGCATCCGCAAGTTCCTCTGGATAGACTTCATACAACTGACCTACGACCTCATTCCATGTATATTGTCTATAAGAACCCCAATGAAAATTGATTCCACGAAATCCCCAACGGAATAAATCAGTTACTGCAATTAATGGATGTGCATCATATTCTATATTATTAGTTTTGGGATTATAAACAAAGGTATAATATTTTCCCACATCAGGAACAGGAGTGACGGTATCATTAAGAGCTTCCATCATTTCTATCATTAAATCATCAGGATCTTCTGTTCCCATTAAATTATCTACAACACCACGAATTCTATTATGTTTGTCATCAGTAGGGTAACTTGAGGTCATTTGGCTATACCTAATTCTTTTTCTGTTAATATTTTAAATTCCAATCCTCTATCTAAACAGTATTCTTCTGCTGCTTTCCATTTTGCCTGATTCTTTGCATATTCACGCACTTCATAGATATATCCTCTTGTCTTCTTTTTTTGACGTTTTGGTTCCATACACTGTCTTAGAGGTTTTACCTCAATAATCATTTTTTTAATTTTACCAGTGTTTTCTTTTACCTTAATGTAAAAGTCTGGAAAGTATCTATGAACTCTATTATCTAAGGGAGATCTATAAGGAAGAAAGAATTCTTCACTTCCCCACTCTAAAATATTCTGATTACTATCACAATATTTCATGAACTTAAGTTCCCATAAAGAACGATAAATTATGTTTCTATAGTCACCTTTATACTTTAAGGGATTGTTTGGTCTATATCTTCCTTTATAAGACATCTAAATAGAAATAATATAAAAATAATATAAGGTATTTATGGCAACAGTAATCCAAAAGTTCAAAATGAATGTTTTGAACAGAACTGACATTACTAAACTGTCTTTAACAAACCAATATCAGGTAAGTATTTCTGGAATTACAGGAGCACTTAAAGAATATCTTGAGAGATTTTATAGTGTGGATAATAATTACTTGAATGGTGCTATTGGTATTATGTGTTCTGAAGCTACTTTACCTTCTAGTTCATTTGCGACTGCAGAAGTTAAAGATAATTTTCAGGGTATAAATCAACAATTTGCCCATACTCGAATGTATCTTGACAGTGATTTTACATTTTATGTGGACAGGAAATATAATGTACTTAAGTTTTTTGAGGGATGGATGGATTATATTTCAGGTGATAATACAATAGATGGTGTTACTAGAGGAAGTGATCAAAATTATTATCGTAGATTTAATTATCCTATGCAATCTAATGATACTGTGGGATATAAATGTGGAACATTATCAATTGTAAAATTTGATAGAAATTTTGAACATCAAGTAGGATATGAGTTTATAAATGCATTTCCTAAAGCTATGACATCAATTCCAGTGTCTTATGGAGATGCTGATATATTAAAAGTAACTATACAATTTGCCTATGATCGTTATATAATGGGAGGTTGGAATTAGTTGCTAAATAACCTTACTGAAGTGTTTTAAAAATTATGCCTTTACCACAAATATCTGCTCCGACTTATGAGTTGGTATTACCGTCGAGTAATAAAAAGATTAAATATAGACCTTTTTTAGTTAAAGAGGAGAAGATTCTAATCATGGCATTAGAATCGGAAGATACTAAACAAATTACTAATGCAATTAAAACTGTTATTGGAAATTGTATTTTGTCAAGAGGTATTAAAGTTGAGAAATTAGCAACTTTTGACATTGAATATTTGTTCTTGAATGTTCGTGCCAAGTCTGTTGGTGAAACAGTGGAGGTGAATGTAACTTGTCCAGATGATGGTGAGACACAGGTTCCTGTTGAAATTGATATTGATTCAATTAAAGTACAGAAAGATCCTAAACATTCTAATATTATAAAATTGGATGATAATTTGTCAGTGCAAATGCAATATCCATCATTAACACAGTTTATTGAATCTAATTTTGATATAGACCCTCAAAAGAGTCAAGTGGATGAATCATTAAATGTAATTATGTATTGTATTAAGCAGGTATATAATGAAGAGGAAGCATGGGATGCTACAGAATGTACTAAGAAAGAATTAAAGGATTTTGTTGAACAAATGAACTCTAAACAGTTTAAGGATATTGAGTCATTTTTTGATACGATGCCTAAACTTTCTCATACTCTTAAGGTAACTAATCCCAAAACTAAAGTGGAAAGTGAAGTTGTAATTGAGGGTCTTGCATCTTTTTTCAACTAGCCCTGGCTCATGAAAGTTTGGAAAATTATTATAGAACAAACTTTGCCTTGATCCAGCACCATAAATACAGCTTAACAGAGTTAGAAAATATGATTCCGTGGGAAAGAGAGATTTACATTTCACTTCTCCAGCAATATATTGAAGAAGAAAATTTAAAACAACAACAACAAAGTGGCATTTAAGTCGATTTTCAAAACTAAATCTTTCTTACCGAAGATAACTAAAGTTTCTTCTTCAATTTTTGGTCGTCGTTCAACTGCTAATCCTATATTAACACCTTCAGGTACACCAGTTTCTCAGACATTAGTTGAAACTAATAATATTCTCCAAGAGATACAAAAACAATTAGCTTTAGATTTTGCTTATAGAATTGCCCAAGAAGAAGATGAAATAAAGAATATTAGAAAGACCACCTCCACTATGAAAGGTGGTAAAATAGGTGCTGATGGAGCAAAGGATACTAAATTAGGGGGAGGTATCGGTAAAGTATTTCAGACTGTTACTACTCCTATAAAAGGTGTTTTTAGTAGAATATTAGGATTTTTTGGATGGTTGGCAGCAGGGTTTGTTGTTAATAAAGGATTGAAATGGTTATCTGATAATTCAGGAAGAGTAGACAAGATCGTTAATATAGTATCTAAACATTGGAAGTTAATTGCAGGTTTAGTTATTGGGGGAATAATATTTAATACCGTTAGTAATCTTCTGGGTACAGTTGTTATGTTAAGGGGAGCTTTTAATCTCCTTAAAAGGATAGGTGGTTTGCCGTTTAGGGGGAGGACTACTGGAGGTTCAGGTTCAGTTACAACTGGACATGATACTACTCTTAAGAAAGGGTTGACTAGTAAGCAACTAAGTCGTCTGAATGCCTCTCATGCTAGAAATATAGCAGGAACAGCAAATATCGGTGATAAAGCAAGATTAATAAGGCGTGGATTTACTAAAGTTCCCGTGATAAGTTCTCTTCTTAGTAAGATGAAAGGAACAAGACCTAAAATGGGTGGTGGCGGTAGGGTAGGCCCTATCCTTATGACTATAGATGGTATTTTTAATTATTTTGATAGAATAAACTCAGGTCAATCACAACAAAAAGCAGTTTCTGGTACTGGTGCACGATTATTAGGTACGGGATTAGGATGGAAAGGAGGAGCTGCTATAGGTACTGCTATTGCTCCTGGTATAGGTACTATTATTGGTGGTGTTCTTGGTTCTCTAGGTACATCAATGTTGTTTGAAAATGTAATGGATAAAGTATCAGATAATATGGCATTGGGTGGTAATCAATTATCTCAAGTGGGTGTAAGTGATCATGAAAAACTTTTCCATAATAGAAAGAGGGGTGGGAATGTAAGTGTGGTTGATTTGGGCACAACTGATGATTCAGGTTCTAATTCATTTGGTCCTTCTGGAGAAGCTGCAATGGCAAGTACTTTTTCATCTCAAGATCTGTCAAATATGAGTCTTGCTCATGCAGCAAATGGTTACGGTTTATTTAATAGGGCTTAAATAAATGGAAATTGCAGAAGTAAAAAAAGTAAAACTTAATGTTACTAATATTAAAAGTGTTCTTATTAGATCTAATAAGAAACTTAGAAATGTAGAAAAGCAAAAAAGTTATTTAATTCGCCGTCAAGAAGAACAAGAGAAGAGGATAGTATTAGAAAAGAAAATAGAGACTCCAATAAAAAAATTGAAGATTCCTCTTTTAGGTAAAGCAGTAGGAGTTGCTAGATCTATTTGGGATAGATTAGTTAATTTCTTTGGATACTTATTAGTAGGATTTGTGATAACCAGATTGCCACAGATTGTAGAAAATCTGAAGCGACGTTTAGCATTTATTAAACCTATTTGGGAAGGTGCCATGAAGACTTTTGCTATTATTGGTAAGGGTATGAGTACCTTGTTTACGGGAATGGTTACTCTTTATAATTTAAGACAATCTATAAACCGTTTAGGTGGTTTGGAATCAGATTTAGGGAATATAAACCGAGAATTAAAGGGTATGAAGGGTGAATTGGGAGGTAACGCATCGGAAACAGGAGAAGAATCTTCTACTCAGGAAGATACTAATAATAATGAATCTTCATCAGTCAATAATATGGGAAATAAGAATCAAACTCAGGTGAGTGGTGAAAATGAGGTTGGAACAATGGTGCAAAATCTAAAGAAAGAAAATAATAAAATAACAACAAAGAGTAAGAAGATTAAAGAGAAGAATACCAGAGACCGTATAAATCCTCGTTTAGATTCTAAGTCGGATAGAAATTTTAGAGTTAAAAGAAAAACCTCTCCAGTTGTATTGAATCAAAAAGGACCTTTAGAGAGGGATATGGATATACCTAACCCTAATATTGTAATTGCAGAAAAAACTCAAGTAAAACGGGTATGGTGGAATCCATTAACTTACTTTCGTGGTGGTAGTAAAGGTTCTACTTCTTCAGGATCTGACAATACTGGTATCATGGATCAAGGATAATGACAATACAACAACCTCCCATATACGAAAAGTTCGTTTTAATATCAGCTGATGGTAGAAGATCTGTCTCTGTAGATGATGCTCAATTTAGAGTAACTGACATATATTATTATGAAAATATATTATCTCCTCATATAACAGGAATAGTTACTCTTGTTAGTACTATTGGTGTTACTGCTTCGGAAGATGATACTCAAAATAGAGTGGGATCTTTACATAGTTATCTTCCACTTGAAGTAGGATGTGAACTTCTATTAAAGGTTAAAAATTATATTGGTGAAGGATTAGACTTTTCATCTACTACTAATCCTCATAAGAGATTATATATCAATGAAGTAAAAGTCTTAGAGAAAACATCTACTTCAGAGATTATTCAATTTAGATTTGTATCTAGAATAGGATGGACTAATCCTACTAAAAGAGTAACCAGACATTTTGATGGAAGAATTAGTGAATCTGTAAAAAATATTCTAAAAAATGACTTAAAATTAACTGATGATTTAATTCAGGTTGATGATTCTAGTAATTCTTATTCATTTGCAGGAATGACTCAGAGACCTTTTGACTTGCTTGTCATGTTAGCAAAACAGACCATTCCTCAAAATACAGCAGGGGCAGGTTATTTTTGCTATGAAACTAAGAGTGGATTTAAATATATGTCTGCAGATACTTTAATCAATTCTAACCCTTATCCTGAGAATTATAATTACAATTCTTTTGTTGAGTCATCATATCAAGCTTCAGATGTTGAAAATCAATTTAAAATAGAATCTTTAACTGTATCACAAGATCAAAATTTATTAAATCAGATTAGAACTGGTATATATGCCACGAAGACTATATTTTTTAATCCAGCAACTTTTGATTTTACCGAGATTGATATTTCTGTAGATAATGATAAGTTATATAAGAATCCTAAATTTTCTACTCTAGGTAAAACTCCATCAATTCCTAACATATTGAAAGAAGAATTTAATTCTGGAAATAGATTTCATAGGGTAGAGACTGCTATATTAAATATTGGAGCTGATAAAGAAACTACTACTCCTAATAATAATCCTAAGTTTTATTTTGCTGCTGCAGCTGCAAGATATAATTTATTATTTTCTCAACAAACCTCTGTCCTTATTATGGGTAATACTGATTTAGAAGCTGGTGAAGTATTGAATCTGGTAATTGAAGATATATCCAGTAGAAAGGAAATGGGGCCAGATCAAAAACAAAGTGGTAGATATATAATTGGCTCTTTATGTCATCATTTTAATCCTGAAAAAAGTGAAACTTCTTTAGGTCTATTGCGTGATTCTTATGGATTACATTCATCTCAAACTACTTAATATAAAATGAATAATTCTTCTTCTGATAGTTTTTATGGGTTAGGAACCCACGAATGGATTGGGATAATACTTCCTTATAAATCTCAAAAAAACCAGCAAGATGGTACTCAGGGTTTTGGTATTCGTAGAAGAGTTGCGATTATGGGATATCATCCTTCTGATATTTCTCAAATACCTGATGATCAAATTGTGTTTGCTTTAGTTGCTCTTCCTACTGTTGCTGGTTCTGGAGCAGCTGGTAGAAAAATGAGTGTTAGATTAACTCAAGGGGATGTAGTTCTTGGAAAGTTTTTAGATGGATCTGCAAAACAAAATCCTATTATTTTACATCTATTAGGAAGAACTAGAGATACTAAAATTAAACCTGATGAAAGATACGGTGTTAAAACTGGATATGTGGGTTCACTTAAAGTAACTAACTTACTTCCACCTGATAAAAAAGCAGGTCTTCCTCCACCACAATATAATGCAGATGCTCCTGAACTAACCCCTAGTGCTATTAAAGATACAACTAAATCTAATAGAAGTTCTAGTAATGCACAAAGACTAATGAAAAAATCAGGATTGGTTGGGGGTGCAGTAGGTGTATTAAAGAGTAAGGCTAAAAATATTGGCGGTTCTGTGATTAAAAGTCTATTCTAAATAATTAATAGGAGATATTACAGTAAATGACTTCAAGTTTTAGCCCAGACCAACAACGATATATTGATACCACTGGAGATGGTGAGGTAGATACACTAGTACTTTCATCAGAGATCCCTCCAGAGGGTGATACTGATAGTGTAGGTACTGATGGTGAAAGTACAGGTATATCACAAACAGTTAATGACGAACAATTAGAAGCTGCTGTTGATTATATTATTGGTTTTGATCAGATACAATCTCCCGAAAAAAAAGAGCAGATTAAACAAATAATGGAGGATTATAAAGATAATCCTATTATAAAAAACGCTCTTAATACTCCTCTTGATAGTCTTCCTCCCACTAACGAAGATGTTATACAATTGACTGCTGCTGAACGGGCTCAGGAGATGGCGAGGCAAAGAATAGCTGAGGGTAGAAATACAGTTACTGGAGAAGTAGAAACAGTAAATACTGATGAAAGAACGGCACCAGAATTAGATAGAGTAACAGGAAATCCTGGTGAAAGAACGGCACCAGAATTAGATAGGGGAGGTGGTGCAACTCAAGAAAGCGTAGGAAACACAGTAGCTGGTGGTGGATCGTATAATCAGAATTCTGACAGTACAGTAACAGGAGTTCCAATTACACAAGCTGATCCTTGTAGAGATAATACTTTAGATGAGGTATCAAGTCAAATTGAAAATTTATTTAATATGATTAATGGGCCAGGAAGTGCCATTTTAAATCTACCACAAGCAATTAAAGATGCTTCTGGGTTGATAGGTAGATCTATGAATAAATTTGTCAATAAAATGACAACTGCTGTAGGTCAAAAATTACAACAATTGATTTCAGGTGGATTTGAGGATTTAGCTTCGGGTATAATGGCTCAAGTTTCTAAGTCATTCCCAATGACCGCAGCAATTGCCAAGATTACTGGTATTCAAGATGCTTTATTAAATCCTATTAAAGGTTTGTTTGATGGTATTTTTTGTGCTTCATCTAGAATTTCTCTTGCCATACCAAATATTGCTGCAGATTTACTTAGTGGAGCAATAAACTCAAATCTTCTTAACGTTCCTATTTGTGCCGTTGAGCAAATGGTAGGTGGAATAGTTACTAAAATTGCTAGTATGGCTGATTCTATAATAGGCCCTCTTTTAGGACCTGTTTCAAAGGTATTGGGTTTTGCTATGAATGTTAAAAATTTTATGCTTGATGGTGTAGATATACTTAAGAAAGTTGGTGGATTTTTCTCATGTGGAGAACAAAAAGATTGTCCCACAAGTACCGTTTATAAAAATACTGTAGGAGATCAAAAAGATAAGTCAGAGTCATCTAATAAAAAGAGTTGGGATAATATTTTTAGGGGAGCAGCAAATGCTACTGCGAATATTGCTACTGGTACACTTGCTGTAGTAGGTGATGTGGCAGAGGCAGGTAGTGAAATATTAGAACCATTGAATAATCCTGATGTGCTGAATACAATATCTGGTGCATCTCTTGTAGGAGGAGCATCTAGTGTAACTACTGCATTTGAGGAAAGTTATGGAAAATGGAGTATTTTTGGACAAAAGTTATCCGATGTAGAAGAAACAGCTGTTGATTGTAATACTGGTAATATATTTGAGTGTGGATTACCTAAAGTAGAATTCTTTGGTGGTGAGGGTATAGGAGGAGTAGGAAAGGCTATTCTTGGTAAGGTGAAGGCAGAATTCAATTTTGATGATATATATGGAGATGTGAAGAGAACCGCAAGTATTGTTGGAATAGAGATGGCAGATGGAGGTAGTGGATATACATCTCCTCCTATTGTAACTCTTACTGATAATTGTGATAGAGGTTATGGTGCTTATGCAAAGGCACATATAGATCAAAATCCATATTCATCTACTTATGGTGAGATTTTAAGTGTATCTATGATTACTGTTGGTGAAAATTATCCTGCAGAAGAGGAAGAAGTTCCATTATATATTGGTGGAGTTGTTATTGATAATCCAGGAGAAGGATATGAAGAGGGAGATACTTTAGAGAACTTTGATTTGACTATTGTAGATGGTAGAATAGAAAGTGTTGATATTGTTAATAGGGTAGCTTACTCTGGTTTACCTGAACTAAATATTAGTACTGATTTGGGTTTTGGTGCGGTGCTTCGACCTTTAATGTCTAAAACTAGACCTCAAGGTAAGGTACTTCAAGTTATTGATTGTGTTGGGAAGGTTTAATTATGACAGCTGATGCGTGGCAACAGAATATTTATGGCAATCTTATTATAGAATCTAATAAGAGTGATACTGTTAGTGATACAGCTGGGGGTGAAGCATTTTCTCTTAAAGGAACTAATAAAGAAGGTAATAGATTCATATTAGCTCATCATGAAGGTGGTATTACTAGGGTTGAAACTGAACAAACTCTTCAGATAGATGCTGGTGCTAAGAAAACATCTAATGGTGGAACTGCCATGCAGGTAACTGCACATACAGGAAACCTTTCTTTAACTGCAGTAAAAGATCATGTTCTTATTAAAGCAAGTAAAACTATTACTTTAGATGCTAATGATATTATTATCAAAGGTACGAATACTATCCAAATAGGTGGTGATGATGTCGGTGATACAAAAGAGATTAAATTAATTGCTGAAAAAATAGATGTCTATGGACCTGCTGGTGATCAAGATCTTCTTGATCATCTAAAATTAAGTTCTTTTATGTCAGCCGTAAGTGGTAAATTGAGTTTTGTGAGTGATACCGCACTTGGAATGACAAAAAGTTTTGATATAGGAGGTATTGCTGGTAGTAAATTAGGTGCTGCAGCAGGTGGTGCTATTGGAGGTCCTGTGGGTGCGGCTATTGGTAGTAAAATTGGAGAACAAATTGGATCGGAAGTAGTATAATGGCATCACTTAATCAAGATTTTACAAGATCAGGAAACTCAGTATTTGAGAATGTTTATATCTATGGTAATCTTGATTATCAATTTAAAAGCATTTCAGTTGATGATTTAGAAGTAAGAGGAAATTCATTTACAAGTGGTATTGCCACGTTTGCTGATGATGTTTATATCTATGGTGAGTTAGATATTAGTTATCTAACTGTTAAGAATAGATTTAATGTAGGTTCTGGAGGTACTGTATTTGTTGGTATTAATACGGGTTTATTAAGTGGCCGAGTTGGTATAGGATCTACTCTTCCAGTACAAAAATTTCAGGTTGGTATTGATACTTCTGCTTTTGTTGTTGCTGGAGTAGGCACAGTTGGTATTGGAACCACCACACCAGGTGGCGGTTGGACTGAAGATAATGCTGAATATAATAGTACAACACAAGGAGATTTAAAATTAGACGTTACGGAAACTATTCGTATTGGTAGGAATATTTACGATTCAGTTGGTTCTCCTGGTGCGAATGACTATTGGTTGAAGAGAGATGAATATGGTATTAGATGGCAACCCACCCCTCCTAGTGAAGATACAGAAGGTATTAAACTTCAAGATGAAGGTTTATATGTTCCTCTTACAGGTATTGCTCAAACATTTAGTACTCTAAACTTTGTACAAAGAAATAGTCTTGGTTTTGGAACTGATACACTTGTTCCTACTGCACAAAATGAGGTTACTGCAACTGGATTAGCAACCATATTTACTAATGATTTATGGGGATATAGTGGTGAAGGTGCTAATGCTTCAATTTATAGGCAAACTAATGTTGGTATTTTAACAGTAAATCCTATAACACCATTCCAAGTTGGAGCAGGTGGAACTCAAAGTGTTGTTGTTACTGGTATTGGTTCTGTAGGTATTGCCACTACCAATCCTCAACAGATGTTCCAAGTAGGTGTGGGAGGAGATGATAGTCAATTTACTGTTATTAAGGCAAGTGGGTTTGTTGGTATTGCAACTTTAGATCCACAGTATGCTTTAGATGTTTATAAAGATGGTTATTTTAGAGAGAAATTAACAGTTGACAAACATACTGAATTAAATTTCACATTAAATGTAGATAAGGCCACTACTTTAAAAGATACACTTGATGTAGATCTTGCTACAACACTTAATAATACACTTGATGTAGATGGAAAAACTACATTTAATAATGATACAGAGGCTAGTTCTACTCTACTAGCTTCTGTCCAAATGGATGGTGGTGTGGGTATTGTTAAAAATTTAATAATTGGTGGGATTACTGAAGTAAAGTCAAGTCAAGGATCTGCTAGTCCTGCTACTGGTGCTCTTCAGGTTACAGGTGGTGTAGGAATTGGTGAAAACTTACATGTTGATGACGATTTAAATGTTAAAGGTAATACTGTTTTAGGTGATACAACTAATGACACTACAACGGTGAGTGGTACTTTACATGTAGAATCTCCTATAGAATCAGTAGGGGTAGATACTGGAGCTGTTGTTGTTGAAGGTGGAGTTGGTGTTAAAAGAAATGTAAGTGTGGGTGGTAGTCTGACTGTGAGTGGTCTTTCTACTTTTGTAGGAACTGTAGAATTAGAGTCATCATTATTAGATATTAATGATGATAATGGGTTTTCTGATGCAGTTGGTGTATGTAAGACTGATTATCGTTTGGCATCAGTGGGAACTGGTGTATCATGGAGACCATCTGGTGTTCAGACAAAAAATGCCATTTGGGTTTCTATGAATGGATGTGATAGTAATAGTGGATTATTAGAAGGTGATTCAAAGAGAACTATTGGAGCAGCTGCGGCAATAGCATTGACAGGAGATACTATTATTGTACGTTCGGGAGTTTATAAAGAAAATAATCCAATAGGTCTTAGAACTGAGGTTACTGTTTCTGGTGAAGACTTAAGATTGGTGACAGTTGTTCCTCTTAATACTAATAAAGATGTCTTTCAGGTAAGAGCAGGATGTCTAATACAGAATATGAACTTCGCAGGTATTACAAGTCCTACTAATCATCCTAATTGTGGAGCTGTGGCATTCCCTCCAACTGCAGATGCTGTTGCATTAGGTGAAGATTTTCAGGCAGTAACTGGATATACTGCATTAGGCCCAGCAAACCAAGGACCAGATAGAGTGGATCCATCAAAAGGTGGAAGATGGAGATCACCTTATGTAAGGAACTGCACTAATTTCATGACTGGTAGTATTGGAATGAAAATTAATGGTGATTATGTTAATGCTGCATTTACTGGTGTTAATGATTTAGGGCAAGATCTAAAATCTATGGTCTGTGATTCATTTACACAGTATAATGAAAATGGAATTGGTGTATCAATAACTAATAATGCTTATGCCCAGTTAGTTTCTATCTTTACTATTGGATGTGATATTGCTATATTCTGTGGATCTGGTGGGCAGTGTGACCTAACAAACTCTAACTCATCCTTCGGTAATGTCGGACTAAAGGCAGATGGTATTGGAGATGTTGAGTTTACTGGAATTACTAATGTAAGTTCTATTGGTGGTCAGGATGTTATTTCAATTAATAATGTTAGAGATATAGAACAAAATGTAAGAAAACCTTTTGATGGCCAAGGAGCATATTTCCAAATTGATTTAGATAATTATCCCGATACTAATGCAACTGGCATATTAACAGCACCACTTCAATTTGTTAGAAGTATTGATATTATTGATGGTGGTACTGGATATACTCCAGGATCAGCTCCTAATGTTACTATTCCTAATCCTTTAGGCCCTGAATCAATTTTACCAGAGTTTTCTGCTAATGTAAGTGCAGCAGGAACAATTAGTTCTATTGATGTTATTGCGAGTGGAAGAAACTTCTTACCAAATCAAGAACTTCCTGTTACTTTCTCTAGTGGAGATGCTATTGCTAGAGTAAATACAGATCCTGTATTATATACAGTAAGTGAATCGACAGAACCTAATCTATTATCGGGATTGACTGATGTGACATTTAATGAGTTTATTCCTTATAGTATTGGGGCTGGAGTAAGTGTTGCTTTCTCAAGGTTAAGTCGTATCATTACCAGTTCACATTCTTTTGAATATGTCGGTGCTGGTACCGACCTAAATAGAGCAAACCCCTTCCAGGGTGGCGAACCTATTCCTGAAAATGAAGTTATTTCCATTAATGGTGGACAAGTTCCCTATACCAGTACGGATCAAAAAGGTAACTTTAGAATTGGTGATGGTCTTACCATTGATCAAACCACCTCTACTATTTCTGGAAGAGATTTTAACAGAGCGATTCAAGCACAATTAACACCATTAATACTTTCGTTGAGATAATATGGCAATAGCACCAGTCAATAAGTTTATATCAGTTGCTGTTCCTGTGGCACCAGGAGAGCAAAAATTGTATGAAGTACCAACAGGAACTTCTGCACTTGTGTTATATGCACAGGTGGCTAATGTAGGTATAGGGTACTCATATCCTACTGTTACTTTTATTCAACGTAGAGAAACAAGAAGTACAGGTAATACTAGAGATATAAGAGTTATAAAGGATGTTGAGATTCCACCAAATGATGCAGTAATTTTAATTGATGGTAGAATTGTATTAGAAAAAACCCCATTAATCATAGATCGTTTATATATTACAGGAATTCAGACTGGAATAACCACAATTTTCAATGTAGATTATGATGAACCTGCTGGACTTGCTACAGTAACTACAATGACTCCACATGGTTTTGGGGTGGGTAGTGAAATAACCATGGCAGGTATTGCTTTTACTTGCCCTAGTGGAACTGGTATTACAACAACTATATTTCCTGATCCACAAAAATCATATATTGTAGATACAATAGTTGAGGAAGAACCTAGTGTTGGTGCATCTAAAACATTTACATCTATAGTTGGAAGTGCTGTTGGTTATAAGCATGTTTATAATGCTGCTATTCATGATTTTGTTAGATCTAGGCCAGACGCAGTTACTTTGACAGGTGGATCTAGTTATACTCCTTCAGGAGCACTCTATAATCCTACTACAGGAATTGTGACATTTTCTATACCTTGTCATGGGATGCTTGATTCAACTGCTACTAGTCTTAAAGATCCTGGAGCTGGTACTGCATATAATGCAAATGCTGGTATATTAACTGTTCATACCACTACGACTCATGGTTATGATGATGGTGATTTAATTAGATTTGATGATGATGCACTAACTTTTACCTGTGCGATGGATAGTAATACTGCAGAAAAGAAATATCCAAGAGCATCAGATCCAACCAGAGGTGTGTGGTTACCTATTTCTAATAAAACTGCAAGTACTTTTGAACTTAATGTAGGAAAGAGTCCATTAGATTATTTCAGTGTTGAAGCAGCAAATTATGATTCTGCTTCTGGAATTATGACTGCTACTATAGGTAGTCATAAGTTAAAGGTAGGTACAAGTATTAAATTAGCAAATAAATCTATACAGTTTAGATGTGCACAAGATAATTTTGTAGGTATTCACACATACCCTCGTCCTGCAGGTTATGGTGGTGCAAGTTCCAATGATCCTGCATATGATACTGCTGTTAATATTGATGCAGTTACTGATACTACTATTACTCTTGATGTTGGATCTTCTTCTTATGTTGGGGTACATACGTTTGTATCTGCCACTGGATTGACGGTAAGTGACGCACAATATAATCCTGTTACAGGAATTATGACGTGTACTGTTGCTGATCATGGCATGGATAATGGGGATGGTATTAAATTTGCAACTGAATCTTTAACTTTTAGTTGTGGATATTGTGGTGCCATAGGAGTTTCTTCACAAAAATCTTATCCAAGGGATAAGGATTATGCTAATAATAGATGGTTACGTATTGATAATGTTACTACTAATACGTTTGAGGTACAAGTTTTAGATACTATTCCTTCTACTAATACTGATAGACATTATTTTGAGTCGGCAACTAGTGAAGGTGTAACGAGAGGTGTTGTTGTAAGTGGTGGTGCTTATGAACATACATTTGTTAGTGCGGTATCAGGAAGCATGAAACGTTCTAATAAAACTATATCTATTACAAATAATTCTTTAATATTTACTTGTAGTGTAGATAATTTCATGACCGAACATAGTTATCCACGACCAACAGATCCTGTTGCTGGTATAGCAACTCCAATTACTAGAGCTGATTATAATACGATAAGTGCATATGTTGGTGTATCCTCAGCTGGTGGATTAGTAGGTCCTTTACAAATGGAATTTTTATCTAGTATTCTAGAGAACAGTAATGCCTAAGTATCTTAGTGGAAGAGTAAAACAAGTCCCGCAGTCGGCTTTATCTACCAATAGATATCAGTATCTCGGTCTAGATCAGGCCGAACCTAATTTTAGTAATCCTACATCGTTAGGTATTGCTGATGGTGGTAGTAGTGCTGCCATACCTGTGGGAACTAGATATCAACTCATCACAATTCATGGTGATACTTCTGGGGATAGATATTGGCAACCTGTAGGCGGTGGTATAGTACCTGGATCTATTAGCATATATGAGGAAGGTTCTTTAGTAGGTAGTGCCAATAGTATTACTCAAATTGATTTTAGAGGCAATTCTTTAACTGCAATTGCTCAACCATATGATCCTGGAATTAGTGCAGGTAATATTGCTACAATAACAGCAGCACCTCCTGGTAATAATTCGGAAGTATTATTTAAAGATGCTGGCGATTTTGCAACATCTCCTAACTTAATATTTGATGGTACTTCAGGTATTCTTACCACTGCTCAATTGAATGTTGGCATGGGTGGAACTGTTATTACAGCTATTAGTAAGAGTGGAATTAGTTCGGTAGGAATAGGAACTACACTTCCTTCTCAGATGTTGCATATTTTAGGTAATCTTAGATTAACAGGTACAGTTTATGATGGTGATAATTTTGGAGGAAATCAGGGAGATTTATTAGTAAAGGCAGCTGTAGGTGATCAACTTGAATGGAAAGCACCACAAAATGTACAGTCAGGTGCTGGTGGAACTATATCAGAAATACAATATCATGATGATACAGGATTAGTAGATGGTGCTCCTAATTTTGTATGGATAGAAGCGACACAAAGAGTAGGAATTGGTAGTACACAACCTAATTCTTTGTTGGATGTTGTTGGGATTGCTTCATTTAGTAGAGTAGAAGTAAGTGGTATTACAACAACTTATGGATTATTAGATATTAATGCAGGTGGTCAGGCAGATGCATTTACGGTAGAAAATTTAACATCAGGTAGAGTTGTTCTTGCTGGAACAGGTGGTTCTTTAACAGATAGTTCCAATTTAACTTATAATACTACCAGCAGTACTTTTGATGTAACGGGACATACAGATCTTGATAATGTAAAAATAAGTGGTGTTTCTACATTAGGTTCGGTTAGAATAGAATCTAATATTATTGATACAGATACGGGTAATTTAATATTAGATTCTGCTTCAGGGACTGTTCAGTCAGAGGATCCATTTTTTATCAATGATGACACAGATTCTTTTAATCCTGATAGTGGTGCTTTACAGGTAAATGGTGGAGTAGGAATAAACAGTAATGTAAATGTGGGTAGTTCTCTCTCTGTTACAGGCCCTACTGAAACCGATGCAGAAGGAAACTTGGGAGTAGGAGTTACTCTTTCAGCATATGGTGGAATTACGACTACTGGTGGAGATCTTTATGTTGGTGGAGATTTATTTATTAAAAATGATCTCACTTTAGATGAAGGTAATTTCCAGAGACTTATTGTTAATCCTGGTATTGCAACGTTTAAGGGTGATGTAGAATTATGGGGACAGGCAGGTATTGTATCTGCTTTCTGGGATCAATCCCATGATAAATTCAGTCTTTTAGGTAATACTAAATTAACTTTTGGTGATGGGCCAGATTTAGAGATATATTATACTCCTGGTGATGGATCTAATGATGGTAGTGTAATTAAACATACTGGACCTCATGATATGAGGTTACAAGTACCTGCAGGTTCTCATGATATAGTGTTTGAGACTACTGCTGGTGCTAATATGGCAGTATTTAATGCTGATGGAGGTACTGAATTACTTTGGAGAGGTGGTAGTGGTGCTGGTACAAAATTTAATACAGCTCAACATGGTGTAGAAGTAACTGGTGTATTGGGTGTAAGTGGGGTTTCTACTTTTGGAGGTAATTCTACATTTAATGGAAATCTTACTGCAAATGGGGATGTAGATTTAGGTGATGATGTCACCGATACTGTTACTGTAACAGGTAGATTTGATAGTGAGTTAGTTCCTTTCGCTGATGAGACTTATGAATTAGGATCATCATCACTAAAATGGAAAACATTACATGCTAAACAATTAAGTATAGCTGGCGTTTCTACATTCACTGGTGCTATAGATGCAAATGGAAATTTAGACGTAGATGGTGTTTCAGAATTAGATGATGTCAATATCTCTGGGGTTGCTACATTTTTAGGTCCAGTTCATGATGAAGATGGTGAAGTAGGAGCTATTGGAAATCTTTTAGAAACAACAGCATCAGGAGTAAATTGGATAGATCCTGGTGACTTGACTATTAAAAATGCAGTTAGAGTTCTTACCACTGGAGTTACAACTGACAGTTCTTACCATTTAACATTTGTTGATAGTAATAATGATCCTGGTGAACAAGAGGGGGTTTATACTGGTGCAGGAATAACATTTAATCCAAGTACAAATCATTTAACCATAGGTGGATCTTTTTGGTTAAAAGGATCAGATGCTCCAGATGGTGATATTATTAGTGAGGGTGGAGATGATGGTAAGTTTGGAATTTTTAATGCAGGATCACGTCATCTATCATTAAATGTAAAGGATACTGATGACGAGTATGTAGGAATTGTTACTTTTAGTTCTCAGAGTGGTAATACTAATGCTGCTAAACAATCTATATTTCAGTCTAATGTTTATCCTCATAGTAGTGAAACCTTTGATTTAGGAAAATCTGCGTCAGAACTACGTTGGAATAATGTTTATGCTAAAAATTATTATGGTGATGAATCTGATTTTGTTAGACTTAAGGTATCTGGTGTCTCTACATTCACTGGTGCCATAGATGCAAATGGAGATTTAGATGTAGATGGCCAGACAGAATTGGATGATGTAAACATTTCTGGTATTACTACATTTGTTGGAATTGCATCTTTTTATTCTGGTATTAAAGATCATACTGGTGTTACAGGTGATACTTTACAACTTTTACAGTCAACAGGATCACAAGTAGTTTGGGCTGATCCTGATTCTGTAATAATAGGAGAAGCAAAGAAAGTTCAGACTCAAGAGAGTACAACAGATGCAAATTATTATTTAACTTTTGTAGATAGTAATAATAGTGCAGCAGGTAATTATGAAGTGGTTTACACTGGTGCTGGAATAAGTTTTAATCCTAGTACAAGTAGTTTATCTGTTCTTGGAAATGTAAGTATTGGAGGTACATTAACCTACGAAGATGTAACCAATGTTGATTCAGTCGGCTTAATTACGGCAAGAAAAGGAATTAGAGTTTTATCTGAGGGTATAAATGTCGCAGGATTATCTACCTTTACAGGTATAACAACAGTAACTGGAAATACCTTATTCACAACACAATTCAGTGTCTTGGGTGTTTCTACATATAATAACAATTTACTTCCTGGTCTTACTGAGCAGTATGATTTAGGTTCTCCCAGCCAAAAATGGAATAATGTTTATGCAAAAAATATAGAAAGTGGTGGTGGAACTGACCCTATTGAAACTGTTGTTACTAAATCTGGTAATTTTAGTGGTACAGAGCAAGTTATTGATGATGACGTGGATTCATCTACAAGTTTACTTGAATATACAATATTCTTTTCGTTAAATTCAGATGCCACAAAAATTCAATCAGGAAAGGCATTTATAATGTCTAATGGATCAACACCCTATATTTCTGAATACTCAATAATGTATAATGATACGAGAATTGCTAATCTCTCTACTGATATAAATGGTGGTAAAACAAGACTCTTAGGAACAAGTAGCGAGCAAGTTAATTATAAATTATCTAGAAGAACATTGACTTAATATTATGATTAGTACAGCTACTTTATTTACTGATGATGCATATGAAACTAATAGGGTTTCTCAATTAAAAGCAGAGGGAGCTAATTTTGTTCCTGATGGTACTGGGCCTAAGGTATATGTGGTGACATGTGTTAATGCTTCAGATTGGAATGAAATACATGATTATATTATTAATGAAAATGAGATTGATGGTATTCCGAATAGAAAAATAGAATGTACTGATGATTGTAAAATATGTGATAGAATGGCATCTTATGAAATGTCGGATGCCGAAGCAGATCAACTTAAATTGCATTCTAAAGTTGCTGGAGTTCATTTAGATCCTGATTACTATCAAGGAACTTTTAGAGGAGTTTATGATAGACCTCTTTCTACTACTCCTAGATATGATTCTAATGTTAAAATAGGAAGAGATTTTGATTCTAACTTTTTTCCAGCAACTCCTACTTCTGCTTTTTTGGGTAGAACAGGAGCATCAATTTATAGACATCAAGAGAGAGTTGATCGTTGGTTTGACCTTCCTGATACTACTATTATAGATGGTAACCCATCTTATCTTGGTGATGGATCTGACGTTGATATTATAGTTTGTGATGAATCAGCATGGTATGGTCATGTTGAATTTGTAAAAACAGGTGTAGGAGAACCAACTCATTTTGTAGGAGATAATGTATTAAAAAGTGGTTTTGCTACTTCCTCTCAAAATGGTGTATGTGGTGTTTTAGATTGTGTTTTGGATTCTCCTTACTATCTTGATCCTGATTGGTTTGAAGGTGATGCGAGTAGTAGATTAATGGTTCGTTGGGATGGAACTGTAGTACCTGTAGAATCTTATGCAAGAGATTGGTGGAATAATAATAGTACAAGTTCTAGATCTTCTAAGTATGTAAGTCCTGCTAATGGAGGAACTGCTACAGGAACTAATGATTTTGGTACGGTAAGTATTTCATCATCTTATACCAGAGCTGCTATGAATGGTTCCAATACTACCGAACATACAAATGCAGGATATCATGGTACCCCATGTATGTCACAGGCATATGGAAAGACTGCAGGGTGGGCATTTAATGCAAATAAATGGCACATGAATATAATTTGGGGTGCAGGGGCAGTAACTATATCATCTTGTTTTAAGATATTAAAAATATTTCATCAGTGTAAACCAAATAGATCTTTGGATAATACAAAGGATCCGACAATAACTTCCCATAGTTGGGGAAGAAGAGTTGGTGTATCAGCCGGTTATGGAGCAAATTATTTTTATAGAAAATCGGGTAATGGAAATGATGGTGTACCTTATAATGCATCTTCTATTCCAGAATATTTAAAATATGTCTCAGGTGGAAGTTTTGCATGTCCTGCTCCTCCAACATATTCTGAAACTCTTTTAGGGGATGATATGGTTAATGCAGGAGTTATTTTTGTTGTTTCTTCTGGAAATTATAATCAACAGCAAGTATTGGGTGATCATCCCAATTACAATAATTATCTAGGTAATCCTAGTTGGACATTGCAGGATGCCATTGACATATTAGGATTTTTATTCGGTATTTCTTTAGTTACAAATAGACCTGGATTTCCTGCTAGTATTGGTATAGATTCATCGGGGCCAACTGATATTTTTCGTACTTTTAATATAGGAAATCTTGCCTCTCCTAAACCTAATAATACGTCAGAACAAAAAGCTGATGGAATAGTAACTCTGACAGCTAGTTGTATGGGAAATGCTATAGATTGTTATACTATTGGAGCAGATTCTTTTGCTGGTGTTGATAAGAATTGGTTTCGTACTAACTTTAATCGTTATGATGGATATTATACATTAGATGGTGTACAATCTTTAGACTCTGAAGATGGTGAATTTGGAGGTACGAGTTCTTCTTGTCCAGTTACAGTAGGATTGTTTGCAACTAAGTTGCAACATAATAGAACATGGACTTGGAGTAATCTTAAAGATTGGTTGGCAAATCAAGTTACTGTTCAGGATGCATCTGCTTTTCCTGAAGGAACAGAAGCTATAACTGCCAATGATTCTAATTGGAATTCTCGTACTAATTTGCAAGGATCTTTAAGAAGGATTCTTTGGGATGCTCCTACATCCTCTCCCACTCCTCCTGGCCCAGAACCTGATCCTGATGATCCGACTGCCTTATCACCAGGAGTACTTCTGTTAGCACAAGCTGGAGGGGGATTGATTTTTAGACCTGGAAATGGAATTTCAATTAAAAAACTTACATAACCCAATAAATAATAAAAAAGAGTAAATGACCAATAAACCTTTCGGTGTAGAAGAATTAAATATAGTTGGATCTGCTGGAACTTCCCTTATAGAAGCTGTAGCTGATTTACATATCCGAGTAGGTGGTGGATGTACTGTAGGTATTGGAACAAGTGTATTTAATATTCAAGATGGAACAGCAGACGCTGATAATGATTCTGTTTTAAATGTCGGTATCGTAACTGCAAATCAATATTATGGTACATTTAAGGGAACTATTGATCCTGGAACTTCTACTCTTAGTATTGCTTCTTCTCTTACTGATGTCATAGGAGTTAATGCTAATCAGATTTATCCTAAAATTGCATCTGAAGATAGTATATTATTTTGGGATTTTAGTGCAACTAAAACAACTTATTTAAAGATTGGAGATGGAGTAACAATAGATGGTGATACGTTAAAAGGAGATTATACTTTACCTGTAACAGGCACTACTGGTGGAGAGAGTACAGGGGAAGCTATATGGACATTAACACCCAGTTCAGGAACAGGAGATTCTGTCACATTAAAAGCAGGTACTAATGTATCAATTGATGCCACTAGTGTAGGTTCTGGGGAATTTACTCTGAATGTTGCTTCTGGTGCTGGTATTACATTTACTGGTATTGATGTAAAGCAATATTCTGATAATTTAAGTCCAACAAGAACAGAAAGAACTTGTTCTGATCCGATTGTAGTTGATATTGCTAGTAATACTGCCACCATTGCAATTGGTAATACGAGTAATGCTTATGGTGAGAGGTATATACAGACAACAGAACCTGCAACTTCTTGTGATGGTGATATTTGGTATGATACATCACCTCCAGCTGGAGGAGGTGGGAGTGGTATAACCATTGAGGATGAAGGTGTTGCCCTATCAACTCTAGCTACAACCCTTAATTTCACTGGAGATGGTGTTACTGCAACTGGTACTGGAGCAACGAAAACTATAAACATTCCTGCTGCTAGTGGTGCTATAACCATTGAGGATGAAGGTGTTGCCCTATCAACTCTAGCTACAACCCTTAATTTTACTGGAGATGGTGTTACTGCAACTGGTACTGGAGCAGAAAAAACTATAAACATTCCTGCTGCTAGTGGTGCTATAACAATTAAGGATGAAGGTAGTGCATTAACAACTGAGGCAACAACTTTAAATTTCACTGGAGATGGTGTTACTGCAACTGGTACTGGAGCAGAAAAAACTATAAACATTCCTAGTGGTGGTATCAGTGGTATAACCATTGCTGATGAGGGTAGTGATTTATCAACTTTAGCTACAAAACTTGATTTTGTTGGAACTGGTGTAGTTGCTAGTGGAACAGGAGCAACGAAAACTATTACAATTTCTAGTGGTGGAACTATAGGAGAAGTTGTTGCATGGTCAGGTTTAATGACAGATTCTGATATTCCTTCTGGATACTTCTTATGTGATGGACGGTCATTAAACAAAAATATATACGCTTCTTTATTTGCTATCACAGGATATATTCATGGTGGAAGTGGAGATAATTTTAATATCCCAGATTTAAGAGATAAATTTATTGTTGGAGCATATTCTGATGGTAGTGATACGACATATCCACAAGTAAAACCAAGTGCAACTGGTGGTAGTGCTGATGCAGTAGTTGTTCAGCATAATCATAGTTATGTTACTAAAGGCGGTACCTATACTGGTGATAGTCATACTGAACAATCCGACACTTGGAGACTTGAGAGCACGGTAAACACAGGAGATAGTGGTGAGAGTGGAACCAATAAGAACCTACCACCATATTATGCACTTGCTTATATAATAAATGCAACTAATCAAGGTGGAGGTGGTGCTGGTGGTATTAGTGGTATAACCATTGAGGATGAAGGTGTTGCCCTATCAACTCTAGCTACAACCCTTAATTTTACTGGATCTGGTGTAGTTGCTACTGGTACTGGAGCAGAAAAAACAATTACAATTTCTGGTGGTTCATCTGCATTAATTAGTGTAAAGGATTATGGTGCTGTGGGAGATGGTGCTACAGATGATACTACAAGTATTCAAAATGCTATAAATGCCACATCAGCAGCTAAACAAAGACTATACATCCCTGCTGGTACATATATCGTTTCAAGTTTATCTCTTCTAGATAATACTTATCTATTTGGTGTTGGTACTTTAAAAAGAAAAGCAAGTTCAACAGGTTCTGTAATTACAACTAGTAGCAAAAATAATTGTATCCTTAAAGGATTTACTATTGATGGAAATAAATCTGCTGCAACTGCTAATAATGCAGCTATCTATATTAGTGGTGGGTATCAAATAGTCATTGATGGAATTACAGTAACTAATCATACTTATGATGGAATTACAATTGTTAATACAACTGATAGAACACAAAAAACAGAAAGTTATATTAAAAATTGTACAGTTAGTGATTCTGAAAGATATGGGATTGAAGCACAGGACGTTAAAGATTTAACGATTATTGGTAACTTGATTTCTAATCTTTCAGGTGCCTCTAATCCAATACAAAATACTGGAATTTCGATTTATGGAACAGATGCTGATAAGACTGATTTAGTTACTGTAGAAGGTAATACAGTTATAGATGCAGGTGGAGCAGGTATATCTGCTCCTTATATTTCAGAGACATCAAATTTTGGTGTATCAAAAGTACAAATTATCGATAATAAGGTAAAAGGTTCAGGTTATAATGGTATAGTAGTTCAGACAAATAATGGTATTGTTTCTAATAATATATGTGATAATAATGGTACAGCTACTGGTCATCAAGGAATTCTTATTAATGCTCACTACATAACTGTTGATGGTAATAGTTCTATTAATAATGCAGGAGTCGGCATAGACGTTGGAGATGGCAAGTTTGTTACAGTTACAGATAATATTGTCAACAACAACGTACAAATAGGAATAGAAATAAATTCATGTGAAAGTTGTGTAGTTGACGGTAATATTGTTAGAGATAACTGGACAGGAGATGCGGGTGCTACTGCAAACGTTAGAGCCGGTATAGTTGTACATGAAGATGGTTTTTCAGGAGGTTGCTCAGATATAACTGTTTCAAATAATGAAGTAAAAACTGGAACTAATCAGAAATATGGAATTTCCCTTCTTGCTAATACAAACAGAGTTTCAATTATAGGTAATAGTTTAACAGGGTCAGGAAATAATAGTATATCAGGGTCTAGAGCTTTAAATATAGAAGCTATAAACGGATCATTTATATGTGAAAAAAATATAGATCCACCATCTGATATTGCTTCTGCACCTACAATAACTGTTGACCAAAATACAAATTTTCAAATAGTTACAGGAACTACAACAATTACATCTATCGTTACTGGTACAACTACAGATACAAATAAGTATCAACGTGGAAGATTGTTAACACTATTATTTACAGGAATTTTACAAGTTACAAATGGTTCAAATTTAAACCTAAATGGCAATTTAACCACTAGTAATGGAACCACATTAACACTGGTTGCTGAAGCTGGTACTTGGTATGAAGTTTCTAGGAAGTCAGGTTCTGGTGGTGGAGGTAGTGGAACAGTTACTAGTGTTGGTAGTGGTACTGGATTGAGTGGAGGTCCAATCACAACTACTGGAACACTTAATCTTGAAGATACCGCAGTCACTGCTGGATCATATAATAGTGCAAATATAACTGTTGATGCACAAGGAAGAATTACTGCGGCTGCAAATGGATCTGGTACAGTAAATGTGAAAGACTACACAAATAGTAATGGAACCACACCTGGAGGTGGAACAGAGGATGATACTACAGCAATACAAGCTGCATTTGATGCAGCAAATTCTACTACTCACCAAAAAGGAAAACGAATAGTATTTCCAGCAGGTGTATATTGTGTTGAGAGTCAATTAAATGTAACTTTAGATGCTGTTCAGGAACAATTCCATGTTGAAGGGTTAGGAAATGTAGTTATACGACAAAAACATGCGAATAATGGATTTAATATTGATATTGATACGAACCATTTTCTTGAAGATGAAGGTGCACCAAGAGTCTCAATACGTGGTATAAAATTCGCACAGGATGAGAGCCTTAGTAATGGTCAAGGAAAAGCAATTTATCTAGATGGTAATAATCAGGGAGCACGACATACCTCCTTATGTACCATTGATAATTGTCAAATAGGGAATTGGGGGGATCAAGAAAAGTCTTTTGGTATGGGTATTCATATTAGTAAACTTCATGATGTATCTATTACTAACTGTTCATTCTTTATGGATTTTGGTGATTCAGCAACCCCAAGAGTAGATCAAACTAACACAGCTGTATATATTGATGGTTCTAGTGGTTCACAACCAGGTCATTATTACGTTGATAATTGTTCTTTCTTTTATGGTAATTCAGGTATTACTCTTAAAGAATATTGTGAAGGTCTATATGTTTCTAATTGTGGTTTTGTTGCTAATGATAATGGTATATTTTGTGATGTGGATGCTGGAGGAGTAGAAAATGGCCTCCAAGTTACTAATTGTCACTTTAATCAAAATACTCTACAGTATGGTCATAGTATTTACTGTGAGTCAATGGTAGATATTACTATTTCTAGTTGTTTGTTGTATTCAGGGGTAACATCTGGATCTCAAACAGGAACTGGTTCAAGAGGTAACATATACTTGGATGCTTGCGAAAATTATATCATTAGTAATAATGTTTTCAAAAAGCATGGTACCTATGGTACAGATCAATTTAACTATGCAATAACTATTACAAATCCATATAATACTCATAAGGGTGTATCATCAATATATGGAAATAATTTTAGTAATTATAATACTGACAAACGTGCCATATGGTTACAATTAGATAGTAATAGGGTTAAAGTTTTAAATAATTCATTTTATAATTGTAATAATCATATATTAGATGAAGGTTCAGAGAATACTACATTCCCTCAACTTACTAAGAGTGGTACTGCTGCAGATAATACTTCAGGAGATCCAGCTGTTACTGTTTGGCATGTCCAGAAGACTACCAATCAAACTATTGATAATGAGACTTGGAGTGATATTACAAGTTTATCTCAGGATGTTACTGCTCTGAGTCCTACCAGTAAATTCTTAATTACTGCTACTGTTAATGGTTCTATGAGTAATAATAGTGGACATGATGGTCTGTTGAGATTGATGAGAGGTACCACTGTAATAGGAAGCACTGCTACAGATGTTGGTGTTGATGCTAATAATACTGGTTTTGCACAGGTGAGTGGTCAAGATTCATATTATACTATTGATAATAGTTGTATAACCTTCCTAGATACTCCTGGTGTAGGAACTCATACATATCATATAGAAGGGAGAAATAGTGATAATAGTTCTGATCTTATAATAAATGGTCGAACTGCTGGAGGTTACTATTTGGTTAGTCACATGACAATTCAACAAATTTCTTAATGAGAACCTCATGAATAAATATTTAAAAAAATTATAGATAATGCCAATAAAAATAAAAAATGATGGTGCATGGGTTGAAGTAGGTAGCAGTGGTGTTAAGACTTATGATTTAACTGTTGAGCAAACGGGTGATCCAGCTACTGATGCTAATCCTGTATTAAGATTGAGTGATGGTACTACAAATGATGATATTACCATAACTGGTTCAGGTGCCGTTACTGTTACTCGTACTAGTGCCACTGGACTTACTATTGATGCGGCTTCTGGTGGAAATGATTATACTATTCCTGTTTATGGTACTGGTAATGGAACTAGTGGAATCAGACTTCTTAAGAATGGTACTGACCATGATTCAGTAAGTATTTTTGGTATGAATGGTCTTAAAGTAGTGGGTAATGCTACTGATGGATTTAATGGTACCGCATTAATAATTAAAACAGTTAGTGGGGACGATGTAGGTGGTAAGACTTATACTTTTTCATCTGTACAGGATGTTACTAATGTAAACTTAAGATTGAATGATGGAACTACTGATCAAGATGTACTCCTCACCGCAGGACCAGGTATTACTCTTAATAATGTAACTGCTAGTGGATTTGAGATTTCTACTAATGAAAATGCAGGTAAGACTTATGATTTAACTGTTGAGCAAACTGGTGATCCAGCTACTGATGCTAATCCTGTATTAAGATTGGGTGATGGTACTACGAATGATGATATTACCATAACTGGTTCAGGTGGCGTTACTGTTACTCGTAATAGTGCTACTCAACTTACGATTACTGGTTCAGGAGCAGCTGGTGGTTTAACATTAGATACAACAGTAGCAGATATTTTGGATCTTGATGGTAGTACTTTAAAGGCCGATGATGCTACTGCTGATAAAATTGTATTTTGGGATGATGATCCTGGAAAGTTAACTTATTTAACTGCTGGAAATGGTTTAGCGATAAGTGGAACTGAAATAACTGCCACAGGTACTGCTAGTTTTTCTGTTCCAGGATCTGATAAACAAGTTCTGTTTAATGATTCTACTTTTTTAGCTGCTGCTTCAACGTTAGAATATGATAAAGCGGGAGATGGTATATTATACAAGTATGGTGATCGTATACGATGTTTAAAAACAGGTGGTGAGAATTATTGTGATCTAACTGCCGATGGTGGAATTTTAATAAGAAGAGCCGATTCGGTTGCTAATCCTAATGACGGCCCTTACATAGATTTTAAAATAACTGATGATGATGCTGATGCTCGTATCCAGATAGAACGTGTTGTTACAAGTCCTGGTACTGATAGTTTCTCATCTCTCAAGTTTTTTACAGGTGGTGGTGGATTCACTTCTGGTAATCTTGCGGAAAGATTACGTATCGGAAAGGCAGGAGAGATTGGAATTGCTGGTGCCAATTATGGAACATCAGGTCAAGTACTAACCAGTGGTGGTCCTGGTGCATCTGTTGTATGGGGATCAGGTGGAGCTGGTGGTGTAGACTTAAAACAAAATAATGATAATACGTACTTTCAGATATGTTTTGCAGTATCTTCAGAAACAGAAGATGTCTACGTTAATGACAATCTTAGACTACAAGTAAGACCACTAGACGGTGCTCTTCGTGTGATGGGTGACATTACTGCATTTTATTCTTCTGATGAAAGATTAAAAGATAATATATCTCCTATAAAAAATGCACTTGCAAAAGTTTCCTCAATTAGTGGTAACACATTTACATGGAATGAAAAATCTGACGATGATAAACAAGGGAATGATGATGTTGGTGTCATCGCACAAGAAATTGAAAAATTAGGACTTCCTAATGTAGTTACTACTAGAGACAGTGGTTACAAAGCAGTTAAGTATGAAAAATTGGTTCCACTTTTAATTGAGGCAATCAAAGAACTTAAAGAAGAAGTAGATGAATTAAAATCTAGATCTTGACAAACAACGTTGTTTATGATATGATATCATGAGTCACATTACTGCATGGATGGACGAAGAATATTTAATGAAGTGTGTGGTTGATCCCACAAAGAAAACTTTTTATCTCTATTCTAATGAAGGAGATACGAAGGAAATCGTATGCGATAATACCGAACAATTTATGAATGTATTGAGTGTGGTTAGATCATCATGCCCAGAAGATAGATTAGTATATACTGATGTATAAATATCGCAGGTATGTAAAGTGAAACGTGGAACCTTATAAGGTAACTAATGCTGATAAAAAGGGTAATACTCCTGCTTGGCAAGGATATGTATCTAATAAAAAAAATGTAAAAACTGGTAAACCTCTTTATGAACTAGCAGATCATATAACTATAACCGAAGAAGAATGGCTTAGAATCCAAACAACTGGGGGTGGTTGTGAAAGTTAATTTTTCTTATAGAATATCTTCTACCTATTGTTGGTATAAAGATTGGGTAAATGAGAATAGAAAAATAGTCAGGATGTATTTTATAAATGATATTCCTTTTACATGGGATGAATTAGAAGATATTGGAGTAAGCACTGAGGAAATACCAGGTCTTAAAATTATTGCAGATAATCAAAAAGAATATAATGTAGAAGAATTGTATAATTATCATTCTTATTTGATGGAAGAAGAATTTAATCCTCTAATATTTTCACTAGAATTGGAGAATCCTGAAGATCTTCCTGATGATCGAAAATATGAAGAAGATCTAGCTAACTAAATAAGATATAGTAATAATTTTAGTAGTCATAATCCCATGCCTCTGAATAAATTAGATAATTTTATAAAGAATACAGAAGGTCGTATTCTATATGTGAGTCCAAGCGATTTAGACTCAACAGACACGATTGATAATCAAGGTAATTCACTTGCAAGACCTTTTAAAACCTTACAAAGAGCTTTAATTGAATCTGCTAGATTTTCTTATGTTAAAGGAAATAGTAATGATATTATAGAGAAAACTACAATCTTGTTAATGCCTGGTGAGCATACAGTTGATAATAGACCAGGTTTAGCAATATATGCTGATGGAAATGAGGCGAAAGTTAGAACCAAAAATGATAAGGGAGCAGGAACTCTTGCTAAGAATACATTAAATTTAGATTTAAATAGTAATTTTGATATAACACAAGGAGATAATATTCTTTATAAGTTTAATAGTGTTGATGGTGGAGTTGTTGTACCTAGAGGTACATCTATCGTTGGACTAGATTTAAGAAAAACTAAGATAAGACCAAAATATGTTCCAAACCCAACAGATGATACGGTTCCGACTTCTTCAATATTTAAAGTAACTGGTTCATGTTATTTCTGGCAGTTTTCTATTTTTGATGGGAATGATTTAGATTTAGTTTATACTGATAATAATGTTTTTACTAGTGGTAAACAGGCATTTCCTACATTCTCACATAATAAATTAACAGTATTTGAATATTGTGATGGTGTTAATAATGTAGATGGTTATGATAGTAATGATCTTGATATGTATTACTATAAAGTAGGAAATGCATATAATGAAGGATCTACAAGACCTATAGAAAATACTCAAAAATATCCATTAAATTTATTAGCATTTGAACCACAAAGACCAGAGTGGGAAATTGTTGGTGCATTTGGTAAAGATCCTCTTAGATTATCTAAGATTCAGGCTGGTACTGATGCTGGTGCCACATCTGTAGTAACAGTTACCACTACTACTCCACATAATCTTCAGGTTGGAACCCCAATTAAAATAAGAGGTGTTTCATCTCCAACTGGATATAATATTTCAGCACTTGTTACATATGTAAGTGATACGGATGATAAAGTATTTACTTATACATGTCCACAAGCTGCACGAGAACCTGCTAACTTTGGACCAGGTAATGTATCTTCAGCAACTGTAACCATAGAAACTGATACTGTAGAAGGTTCTTCTCCTTATATCTTTAACTGTTCTATGAGATCAGTATGGGGTATGAATGGTATGAAGGCTGATGGTAATAATGCAGCTGGTTTTAAATCCATGGTTGTTGCTCAGTTTACTGGTATATCTCTACAAAAAGATGATCGTGCTTTTGTGAAATATGATGCAGGTACTAGAACCTATCAATCAAATAGTTATAGTGCAGTAGATGGTAGTGAATTATCAGGTGGATCTTCAGTAACCACTGTAGGAAAGGTATATCATTTAGATTCGGGAGCAATATATCGACCAGGTTGGGAAACAAGTCATATTAAGATTACCAATGATGCTATTTTACAGATAGTTTCTGTCTTTGCTATTGGATATACTAAACATTTTGAGGCACAAAGTGGTGGTGATGCTTCCATTACCAACTCTAACTCAAACTTTGGTCAATTAGCTTTGATTTCTGATGGATTTAAGAAAGAAGCATTTTTAAGAGATGATAGAGCATTTATTACTTCTATTGTTTCTCCTCGAAGTATTGAATCGGTAGAGGAAGAAGTTGATTGGTTATCTATTGATACATCTGAAGTTGATACCTCTAAGTTATATTTAGCTTCTTATAATAGTGAAGATATTAAACCACCTTTTAATGCTCAAGGTTATAAGGTAGGTGCTGCTCTTGGTGATAAATTATATGTTGATATTTCAAATACTCCATATAGTGCAGAAATTTTGATGCCAGATGGTAGTAGTTCAGAAATATCTTATTCTGTTGTTACACCACCTATCTCCACCACTAATACCTTTGCTATTGGTAGTCATAATTTAACTACAGGAGAAAAGGTTATTATTGTAAGTAGTGATGGAGATCTACCAGAAAATTTATCTGAGGATACGGTATATTATGTAATAACAGAGACAACAAAAAATACTCTAAGTGCAAATGAAGTTGAATTAGCATCTTCTGAGTCTAATGCTGCAAATGGGTCAGAAATTACAGTTTCAGGGGGAACTAATCTTAGGATTGTTTCTAGGGTTACTGATAAATCTCCTGGTGAATCAGGCCATCCAATACAATGGGATTCTGTTAAGAGTAATTGGTATTTAACTGTTAATAGTACAGGTAATACTATTACAGGACAACTTTCTGCTCTTGCAACTGCAGGTGTTACTCAAACTGATTCAAGTTATGTAAAAAGAAAAGATGATACGAGAAGTTTAGATGAAAAGATTTATCAATTAAGAGTTGTAATTCCAAAAGAGTCTTCTGATGCTAAAAATCCAGAAAATGGATTTATAATTCAAGAATCAAGTTCAACAGGAGTAACTACTGATACTGATTTCACTAGAACAAGTCTTTTAACCGATAGTGATTATGCATTTGATAGAAATCCAGGTTTTATTAGTACATCTTTCTATGATTCAACAGTTGGAATTGCTTCTATAAGAACAGATCTTCCTCATACCTTAGATGTTGGAGACACTGTAATTATTAAGAATGTTCAAGATTCTGCTAACACTGTAGGTGCAGCTAATAGTGGTTATAATGGAACCTTTACTATAAGCAGTGTTCCTAATAACATGGAGTTTAAGTATAATACTAATTCTCAGACTCCTGGATCTTCAATGACAGGTATCACTACAATTAGATCTACTGAGTTACCACGATATCAAAGAAATAATTTACAAAAAAACCTTTATATCTATAGAAATGAGGTAGTATCTGAATATATTAGGGGTCAGCAAGATGGTATCTATCACATCTATACACTTTCTGCTGATAATGCAATACCAGAGACCTTTACTTCCTTGAAGTATAGTCAAAATGTGACAGATTTGTATCCTCAACAGGATAGAGATAATCCTAATGATAATCCACAAGCTGCTGCTTCTTTTGCTAAGAGATCTCCACTTGGTCAAGTTGCCACTAATGAACTTAAAAAGAGTATAACCAGAGAAAGTACCAATATTCTTTCTACGAGTTTAGGTATAGGTATTACTGTATCTTCAGTATCTACTCTTTCTGGAGGAATATCTACTGTTACATTCAGTGATAGGCATAATTTTAGTAGTCTTACTAGTGGAAGTGTTGGAAATGCAGGAACTAATTATAATGCTACAGGAATTTATCAAAACGTAAAACTTTATAATGATTCTGGTTTAACTACTTGGTATGGTGCAACCGCCAGAGTAGAAGTAACTGGAGGAGCTGTTGCTTCTGCGACTTTGATTGCACAGGGTTCAGGATATTTGGGTGTAACTTCAGGAACACTTACTTTATACTATGATACTGCTGCTATTGGTGGCGGTGATGGTAATGCAACCTTTGTAGCTACAGGAACTCAAGATTATACTTCTACTATTGGTAATGTACTTCAATTTACTGGTGTTGGTGTTGCAACTGATAGTTATACTAGAATAACCACTACTCCTAGTGATACTCAAGTTGCTATTGCTAGAACTATTGGAGATCCTGATATTGTTGCAACTCAATATGCATTATCAGTAGCACCTTCTATCACAGTCTCATCAGATACATATGATGCAACTTCAGGAATATCTACCTTTAATTGTTCTGCTGCTCATGGATTACTTGCTGGTAATAGTTTTAGAGTAATTGATAGTAGTGATAATAATTTGGGTGATTATATAGTTCAATCAAAAATAGATGTAGATTCATTCTCTGCAGTTACTAATGTTAATTTAGCAGCTTCTAAAATCTATAAACATGGATTCTCTGCGAATGAGAAAGTATCTGATAAGACCAATGAAAATCTAGCAATTAGAAGTACTCCTGTATTTGAGGAACAATATGCTTACTTAACTTCTATTGTAAGTGATAATGTAATACAAGTTTCTTTACCAGGTTCAGAAACAGGTATTATTGAAAGGTTCCCATATGGATCTTATATTCAAATAGATGATGAAATAATGAGGATTGCTTCTCCAACTTTGACTGGAGGAGGTAGTGATAATGTTACCGTTATCCGAGGAGCATTAGGAACTCCTGTACAAACACATGATGCCAATTCTTTAATCAAAAAGATTAAACCACTTCCAGTTGAATTTAGAAGACCATCTATCCTTAGAGCATCAGGTCATACATTTGAGTATCTTGGTTACGGGCCAGGAAACTACTCAACCGCACTTCCACAGGTTCAGGACAGAACTCTTACAGAAAGAGAAGAGTTCTTATCTCAGTCACAAGAGAAAGGTGGTGGTATAGTTGTTTATACTGGTATGAATAGTAAAGGTGATTTCTATATTGGAAACCTTAAAAAATCATCTGCAACTGGTGAGGAAACTACTTATGACACACCAATCCCAACTGTAACAGGTCAAATACCTTCAGTATTGAGTGGATTATTTGATGAAGTAACAATTAAGAAAAGGTTAGTTGTTGAAGGTGGTGAGGATAATAATTTCCTCTCACAATTTGATGGCCCTGTAACCTTTAATAATACTGTTAAATTTAACAGTCCTGGATCTCAATCAAGTCCATTAAAGATTACCGACGCAACTAATGCTATCAATACGACTAGTGGTGCATTAGAAGTTGCTGGTGGTGTTGGTATTGGGTTGAGTATGCATATTGGTGGAGAGATAAATGGAACAAATGCTAGATTTAGTGGTATTGTTACTGCTGCAAATGTATCAGTAGCAAGTTCTGTAACTGCTGGCACATTCTATGGTGATGTAAGTAATGCAACAGGTTTCTCCTATCCTGGTGGGGCTATTAGTACTACCTTTAATGATAATATATCATTATATTTTGGTACTACCGATAATGATTTACAAATTGTACATGATGGTGGAAATTCTGTCATAAGAGAAACTGGAACTGGAGGACTTTATTTACAAAGTGACCATAATGTTTATATTACTAAGGAGGATGGTAGTACAGTAAGTGCTGATTTTAATACTGTTGGTAGTGCAGTTCTCTATCATAATGGAACAAGAAAATTCTCTACTGAAGATTATGGTGTTCAAATTGGAGATGGTGTTAGTGATAGTAGTGGAGAACTTAAAGTTGCAGGTGACATAACTGCGTTCTTTAGTCCATCTGATGAGAACCAAAAGGATAACATTGTTCCTATTCCTAATTCTTTGGATAAAGTAATATCCATTAGTGGTAATACATTTACTTGGAAAGAAGGACATCCTACTCAATCAGGGGATGACACTGGTGTAGTAGCACAACAAGTTGAAGCACTAGGACTTCCAGGTGTGGTTAGAACTAAGGATGATGGATTTAAATCTGTTCAGTATCATAAGTTGGTGCCACTTTTAATTGAGGCAGTTAAAGAATTATCTGCGAAGGTTGATAACCTTGAACAAAAATTATCAGATAAATAACTAAAAATGTAGCTATCAATGGCAAATTATAATAAATCCTATAATTTTCAAAATGGGATACAAGTTGATACAGATAAATTTGTTGTAAATGCAGCTGGATTGGTTGGTTTGGGAACTACCATTCCAAGAGATAATCTAGAGGTATATGGATCTTCTACTTTTAGAGATGGTGTAACGGTAACGGGATTAGTTACTTCAACTAATTTTTATGCCACTGGCATCTCTACAATTTTAGGAAGTGTTGGAATAGGAACCACAGATATAACTCAAGCAGCAGACTCAAATAATAACACAGTTCTTAATGCTGGTATTGTTACCGCTAATTTTTATTATGGTAGTGGATTATATTTAAATGATGTTGTTGGATATACGACGGAGGGATGGGTTGTTAATCAAGCCGTAGATTCTGGTATTGTAAGAAGTGGTATCGCAACAGACTTAAAGATAGGTATAGCAACTAATAAAACTTATGAAAAATATGATTTAATAATTGGTTCCGATCCCTCAAGTGGTGGAGAAGGTATCTCCTTTGACGGTGGAACAGGAAATATTGAGTCAACTGGAATTATAACAGCTATTTCATTCGCAGGTTTTGGTACTAATATTACTGGCATACCTAATTCTTCTTTAGATAATTCATCTGTTTCATTTGGTGGTGTAAGTATATCATTGGGTGGTGTAGATGCCACACCAGCATTTGATTTAACTGATGCTACAAATTATCCTTATACTTCATTAACTGGTATTAGTACAGAGATTTTAGGAGATAGCTCCCCTCAACTTGGTGGAAACTTAGATCTTAATAGTAATAATATAACGGGTATAGGTTCCATTAGTATTTCTGGTATAGTTACGGCTGCTGACTTTGTTGGTGGTGGAATTAATACAACAGGATTATCTACATTTACTGATCTTCATGTAACTGGTATTTCTACGGTTGAAGGAGTAACTACTGTTAATGATGAGATTAAGTTTGCACGTTTAGATGGAGGAGCTGCTGGTTTATCTACTTATTGGAGTACAATAAGATATGGAAATGAAAATATATCGTTCCCTTACAGTACAAGAAGATCTGTTGATATATTAAATTATGATACTGGTAATGTTAATTTTTACTTAGATGCTGCTAATCGTGGTGGTACTTTAGGCAATTTCTTCTGGCATAAGGGATCTAATAATACTAGATTAATGACTCTTACCAATGATGGTAATTTAGGTATTGGTATTACTCAACCTGAATATCCATTACATGTTTCTGGTATATCCACATTTGCTGGTGCTGTTTTCACTTCTGGTAATCTTACTGTTGGAAATAATTTAATTATTGAAAATACTCTCACTGTTGATGAAATAAACACAGATGTAAATGGTGATCTAACAGGTAATGTTAATTCTACTGCAGGTCTTTCAACTTTCTATAATATGGAAGTTACTACTGCAGTAGGAATCGGAACTACAGTAGGAGATACAAAATTCTCTGTAAATGCTGATGAAAGATTTAGAACCTATATTACTAGTGCTGGTAAAGTGGGTATTCGTACTACTCATGATTATAATTCTAATTTTGGATTGATGGTTCCTACAACCAATGCACTTTTTAGAGGAGTAGGTATTGGATCAACAAGTCCGAGATCGGCAGCTGATTTTAGTAGGGCTGGTGCAACACCTGGTAATGCTACTGATAATGAAGATCAAAGGTTTATGTTACCTCCACAAGTAACTGCTACTCAGAGAGCAGGACTTACGACTGCGGTTGGAGCACTAATATATAATCTTGACACAAATAAAGTTAACGTATATACTGGGGTTGGTGGTACTTCTGGTTGGGAGGTAGTAACAAGTTCTTAATATATTATGCATCAAACTTATAATATTTTCCCCACGACAATTTATCTTGGGGAACTACTTGAACATCAACATCATAAAGAAGAGTTTTATAAACTCTATCCTAAATTTGATTACGAAGAAAATGATAAGCACAATACTGTTAGTGAAAAGGTTGGTAATCCATTAATTCATTTAGAGGATACTTTAGATCCTCTTTTTTCAGAAATTATAGGACATGCTAAAAAATATGTCTGCGAGATTTTAAAATATAAAGATATTTTTAATTATGTAATAACAAAGACTTGGTTATCTCGTATGAGAGATACTAAATGTATTCCTTGGCATATACATTCCACGAGTCATATATCTTTTTGTTATTATGTAAATATGCCACCCCATTCACATGCCGTAGAATTTGACAATCCTCATTATAAGAATAGTTTATTTTTAGGATCTACCTCTGATATTAAATATGAAGAGCAAAGAATGTTAAATGAAATAAATGCGGAAAATGCTTCTACATATTATATTGTTCCACCCGAAGGTCATGTAGCTCTTTTTCCTAGTAGTTTAACTCATCGTACCAAATGTATGAATGATAATTTTAATGAAGAAAGATTAGCTATTGTAGGTGATATTACATTGATGCTAAAGGAAGAACATCTTCATTATTCTATGGGATATATTGATGAAAAGTATTGGAAGAAGTATAAATAATTTAAAAAATAATATCAAATGACGATTAAAGCATCTGGAAGTTCATTATCTTTTACTGAAATTGCAACCGAGTTTGGATATTCTACTGATAACAAACTAGGTAATTATAGGGTTACTTATGATAATACCCCTCAAGGAGGTTCTTTTTCTAATTTACCATTAGATGCTGGCATCCCTCAGTCAGGGGCAATTAGTTTCAGTGAGTTTTATAGTAAGCAATTAAATATAGTGGTACAAGGTTATACACCAGGTCATGGTGTTATTTCATGGGCAAATAAAAGTGCAACAGGTGTTTATGATGATGGTGAGGTAGAGATGATTGGTGGATATAAGGGAAAACCTGCCAGAAATGTAACAGGGTGGCAAGGTGGAAAAACTGTTAAAATTAATGTAAATAGAGTGATTGGATCTGCGATGCCAGGATCCAATGAACATTATAAATGTGCTCTTAAGACGGGATCATGGCCTTCTGAAACTACACTTTCAGTAGATGTAGGGGGAGAAGGTGTTATTACTGGCCAAGGTGGCGGTGGTGGCAATGGTGGAACTCCAGGAGCTACTGGAGGCACTGGTGAAAATGGAAGTAGTGCTTTAGGTATTCAATACAGTCCCATTAATGTTAATGTTGCAGCTGGAGGAAGAATTCAGAATGGTTATGGAGGAGGAGGCGGCGGCGGTGGTGCTGTCCGAGATCCTAACAAAGAAGGTGAGGATAGGTACTACGGCGGTGGCGGTGGCGGCGGTGGAGCCGGATACCCATATGGTGGTGGAGGTTCTGGTGCTGGTGGTAGTAATGGAAGTGGAACTCCCGGTCAAGGATCATCAGTTGAAGTTGCTGGTGGTGGTGGGCCAGGAGGATATGGTGGACTAGGAGGCCGAGGAGGAGATGTAAATGCTGCTCAAACTTCTGGAGCAGTAGGTCCTGGATCTGGCCCAGTAGGTGAGACAGGGCCAGGTGGTCCTCATGGGGGTAATGGAGATGCCATAAGAGCAACAATGGCACAAGCAGGAAATGTTAACATATCCGCTACTGGAGAAATTAGAGGTGATCAGCACTATAGTGTAGCACCTGGTACAATTACTTAAATAATTATTTTATATTATTATGAAATCTATTTTTAAAATTGATGAGTATCTTCCAGATACCAATCAAATAATAGTGAGGTTTTCAAGATTACATGCACCTCAGCCTATTGAATCTTACGCTCCAATGGCTATTGATTGTAAACAGTTAGATCTTTATGATTGTGATTCTTTTGTGTTTAGTTTGATGAGAGAGTATGGGGATGGTTATGTAAAAGAATATGAGAAAAATGAACCTATAAAAAATGAAACAGAAACTATAAGTGGTAAGTTAAACCTACGAGATTTGGTTGGTAAAGTTATTGAGTGTGATGCTGACAATTATAAACGAGAACTTATTAAAATGAATAGAGTAGAATTATGACTACTCCAAAATATAAAGAATATTTTAAAAAATGTGAAGAGTTTTGTGTTTGTGCTATAAAATGTGATAAAGATTGGGTTGGTATAGAACCAAAGAATTTAAATTACGGATTATATCATTATTGTGTTTATGGTAGTGCGAGGATTGGAATACCATTTCAAAAGGATTATGAAGAAATTAATCCTAAAGATTTTTTTGATATGAAAAAATATTTGAATGACCATATAATGATGGAGATATGTGAAGATTTTTATTGGATAGGATTTAATACATTAGATAAGAATCAAAATTGGAATGGTAAATTAGTTACGGATGATATTCTTGTAGTTGAAAAAGAATCTTGGATTATTTGTTTTGATGGCCATCCTATAGTTAATAATAAAGACCTATCCAGATTTGATTATGCTCCATTATATCCTGATAAGAAGTATAATATTATTTTAAATAAAGGAGTTCTTGGAGTTTTTACTAAGTGTTGATATATTCTAAACGATCTTTAACTGTCATATTATTCTGATAGTGATATCTATAATTTTCTACTAATTGTTTAGTATAAAATTCATAATTGTCTATTTGACATTCTTCTATTTTGGGAAGTTTACCTAGATATGGTTTATTATATCCCACTAACATACTTGTCCAATTATATTTGTTGAGTAAAGTTTCAGCATGGTTTATCCACTCTTGTTTTAACTTTTTTTCAATCATGCTTGACATTGACTCTAATACATCTGTGGTATCATATGCTCTCCAATATTCTGTATCCTGTCTATCTGATAGTGTGTAATGATATAACACAAATTCCATAGTTTCATTTAAGAATTTCTTCATTACTTTACTGACAATATTACTCTCCTTATTTCCCCACTTTTTATTTTTATTAATTAATTTTGAAATATTTTTTACTGTAACACAAGTAACCATAATTGATGTAGCTTCTAGCGGTTCAATAAAACTTTGACCAAGACCATTACTCACAACATTCTTAACTGCTATATTATCTAAACTACCACTAATAAACTTACGAGATTTTATTGGATTCCATTCTAATCCCTGTTTTTTCCAATGTTCTCTAAGATGATCTTCAGCTTGTTCTGTTGAAATAAAATCATCACAGAAAACATATCCAGAACCTATTTGACCCCATGTTGGTGTCTCCCATATCCATCCATGAGGTTGGGCAATACTTAATGTACTAGGTCTATAACTTTGAGTATAAACTGGGCCCCAAATAGCAGTATTGTTTATTAAACCTTTATATGGTTTAAATTTTGCCATATTACCTATTAAAACTCTCTTAAATCCCGTACAATCAATAAACAAATCTGCACTTAGTTTAGTTCCATCTTTTAATATAATATTCTTGACACCATTTTCATCATATTCTACATTATTAACATGACCTTTAATTTCAGTAAAACGATTCTTAGAAGTATGTTTACGGAGACTATTACCAAACTCTTGAGCATTTATATGATAACTATATCCTGGAAATTTACTGAAATTGGATTCATTTTGTTTAGTGAACGGACTTAAATGGCGTGATAAAAGATATTCACAACCCCCTTGACTATTATTAAACCAATCTGTATCATAATTAGATATTCCCCTTCTTTTTTGAGTTAGAAAATATTCTACTGAACTAATTTCTTTTTTAAATATATTCTTACCAAATTCAGTTATTGGAGTATGGAATGATTGGTCTGGTAATAGATCATCAAAAGTGTGCATCCATCTACTACCTCTATTATTAAAATCTAAAAATTCAATACCATACTTGAAGGATGCTTTGGCATCTTTCATCCATTGAACTTCATCAATACCACAGGTTTCGGCTACATGTTTGATGGTAGGAGTGGTACTTTCTCCCACCCCTAAACTATCCACTTCTTCACTATGGATGATAGTTAATTCAGCATCGGTAGTTGCTACGAGATATGCTAGACTTACCCAACCTGCTGTTCCACCCCCAACGATAATAATTTTCATTTATATCTTTCTTTTTTTGGTAATTCTCTAAGGTAATCCATTTTTCTTATATGTTCAATCTTCATAATAGTATGATATAATCTTATTACCTCTTTAGGTGCATCAGCTTTCCACATGAAAGGGAGTATCCCATGAACAATACTTTTAAATGCTATTTTGATAAGTATAGATGAGTTCTTAATAGAGTGCCATAAATGATATTGGTAACTCCATCCAGTTTCTACCTTCAAGTGATAGATTGATTCTTTTATTATATTTCTCATAGTTCTAATTATACCATAACTATCTATTAATGCAAAACTTAATCTTATGTCCAGGTTTACCACGTTCAGGATCTACTTCTCTTTGGAGATTGTTATCTTCTAATGATAGTATTGTAAAAGAACCTCATTATCTTTTTGGTTTATATAATTTTGATTCTACTTATCCTTCATTATATCCTGATGAAGTAGTAGAAGAACATAAACAATCTATTTTAGAAAGAAACGAGAGGATATTTAATTTAGAGTTACCTTATTCATTTAATGATTATACTCATTATATTAGTAAAGGTTTATTAGATTTTAGTCAATCGTATTGGTTATTATCAGAGGATTATCTAAAAGAAATAAAACAATCGTTACCTCATTTTAATATAAAGATTATTCTATTGTATCGGGAACCAGTTCAGAGATTATATTCTTATTGTAATATGATATGTAATGGGTGGAGTTGTAATGACTCACCTAGAGAATTATTTAATAAGTATATTCCATATTGTAATACTCTTTACTCAGATGTTAATGATAAGTTTAGAAGAGTATTTAATGATGTGATTTGTTTATCTACAGAGAAGTTCTTTGGTAGTCAGAAAGAATGTAATAGACTTACAGATTTCATAGAAATGAAAAACATAGAGATGGTTAATATACATGAAAATAGCATAGACTATGAGCCGTTAAGCAATGAGGACATAAAAAGAGTTCAAGAACTATTAAGGCCATCATGTGAGTTTCATGCCAAGTTATGAAAACTTATACATACCTTTGTATGGTTTGTACGAGGAGCTCTATAATTTTTAAAGGGACAATACATGAACTGTCACCAGACTCTTGTAAAGAGTCTTTTTTAATGATATGATGTATTTGTACATTTGAATAAGCATCATGTTAAATGAATTGTTTACAGATGGTTCTCTAAGATCCTATATTGAAGAGAATCTTGAAGATCCTTGGAATGGAACACCTTTTGAGGGTTATGTTTATATGTCACCCAAACAGAAGGGTGAATTTGGTGAAAGATTTACTACAAAGTATCTTGAAGTTTTAGGATATGACGTTAAAAGAGCAAAAACATCCACAGCAGGGCATGACCGAGTTGTTGATAACTCACTAACAGAGATTAAGTTCTCATTAGCATGTAGAAATAAGAAGAAAGATGGTGTAATTGTTGATAAGTTTATCATCAATCACGTTTCTTCTGGTAAAGATTGGGAGAGATTAGTATTTGTTGGAGTTAATCCAGATGAATCTGATTTAAGAGTAGTATGGTTCAGTAAAGAGGATTTTAATACTCATCTCACATCTACTAATCCTTTGTTTAAAGTACAACAGGGAGGAAAGAAAGTTGGTAATGATGATTACATTTGCACAAATGTTCAATCTCTGTTAGAATGTGATTGGGTTAAAAATATTAATTTATGGTAGATCTACGTTTGGGGGATTGTTTAGACATTCTCCCTACATTATCAGATAATAGTATTGATATGGTGATGGTAGATTTGCCCTATGGTACAACGGCTTGCAAGTGGGATAGTATTATCCCTCTTGATAAATTGTGGGAACAATATAACCGAGTATGTAAACAAGATGGTGCAATGGTATTTACTGCTGCTCAACCATTTACAACGGTGTTGGCATCATCTAATATTAAGAACTTTAAGTATGAATGGATATGGGAGAAACCCCAAGGAACTAATCCTATGAACGCCAAAGTCATGCCACTAAAGTCACATGAGAATATATTGGTATTCTATAGAAATAAACCAACATATAATCCTCAAATGTGGTATTCTACTCCTTACAGTGGATTTAAATCGGATACTGCAAAGATCGGTGAAGTCTATGGTGAAGCACAGTCTAAACATAGAGACAATCCTGAAGGATCACGTTACCCTAAGACTATATTAAAATATAAGCAAGAGAAGGGATTACACCCTACACAGAAACCAGTAGGATTGATGGAGTATTTAATTAAGACATATACCAATGAAGGTGAAACTGTTCTTGATAATACTATGGGGTCAGGTACTACTGGATTAGCCTGTATTAATAATAATAGAAATTTTATAGGTATTGAAATGGATGAAAAATATTATAAAATTGCAGAAGAAAGAATTAATGTTGGGAGACTTCCAATTTAAGAACTGTCACAAGACCCTATACAGGGGTCTTTTTTATGCTATAATATATTCAGTTACAAAACATTAATGCCATTACGTCCACACCAAATTGATGCTCTGGATGCTATGGCAAACAATCCAAAGGGTCAAGTTATCGTGCCTACAGGTGGTGGTAAGACCATGTGTATGATAGAGGATGCTAAAACAGTATTCCGTACACAAGAGGTTGCAACCATTGTCGTAGTCGCTCCACGTATCCTATTAGCACAGCAACTATGTTCTGAGTTTATGGAACAGATTGATGATGTTCATGTATTACATGTTCATAGTGGTGAGACTGAATATAATTCTACAACAAAGGTAGATCAGATAAGACTTCATAACTTCATGTGTTATGAAACAGATTCTCATCAAATCATCTTTACAACATATCATTCACTACATAGAATACAAGAGAGTGATATTGTAGTTGATGTAGTTTACTTTGATGAGGCACATAATTCAGTTCAGAGAAACTTCATTGAACCTGTAGAGCATTTCTCAATGTATGCTGATCGTTCATACTTCTTTACTGCCACACCTAAGCACAGTCTCACACCATTCAAGGCAGGTATGAATGATAGTGATATATTTGGTCAGGTTATATGTCAGGTTCCAGCTCCTCAGTTGGTCAAGCAAGGTTATATTCTACCACCAAAGGTGGAAGTATATGAATCACGTTTGTTAGATAAGCATGAGTTGGTTGCTGATAAAGATTGTGAGCAAATGATAGACTCTATTGATAACCTACAGAAGGATAAGGTACTCATTTGTGCCAAGTCTACCAAGCAAATCACTAACTTGGTATCACAGACGGATTTCTGTGTTCAATTAAGAGAACGTGGTTATAATTGGATGTATATTACTGCCAAGACTGGTGCATATATTAATGGTAAGAAGGTTGGTAGAGATATGTTTTTTGAGATATTAAATGAGTGGGGTAAGGATGAATGGACTAAGTTTGTAGTTCTACATCACAGTATTCTATCTGAGGGTATCAATGTAAATGGTCTTGAGGCCGTCTTGTTCCTAAGATCTATGGATTATATCGGTATCAGTCAAACAATCGGTAGAGTGATCCGCAAGGGGGCAACTGATAAGGCATACGGTTTAGTTTGCGTTCCAGTTTACTCTAAGGTTGGTATCTCTACTGCACGTAAAGTAGAAGCAGTTGTTGATACTATTTTCAACAAGGGTGAAGCAGCAACATCGGTGGTAACAAAATGAAAAAAGAAATCCCTACAACAGAATACATGCAAGATGGATGGGATAGTGGCCCTACTGGTTGCCATCCATACAAGAGAGGTTCCCGACATAATAAGATAGGGATGTGGATCATGTGGCTATTCTATGGTATCATTCTTATACAGGTAATACATGCTATGTTAGTATTACCATTCTTTCCTATTCCTTTTGCAATACTATTAGGATTAGGTTTTATATGCTATGTGGCATGGAGGGCAACATGACTGAGTGGGTAAAAGGATATGAGGATAAGCACTCAAATCCTGTATATAAACATGCCAAGAATCCTGAGAAGTGGGAAGTAAAATCTAATAGGTTAATCGTATCATATTATGGTGATGGTGGTGCGATTGATATTAGACTTATGGATACTGATAAGGATCTACAACATCAAATAAACATTACTGTTGAGGATGGTAAGTTAAAGGCAATGGTATCGGAGCAAACTAAATGAAAGATACCATACTCTATGGTGACTGTAGAGAGACTCTATGTGGATTTTTACCACAGAGTGCAAGAGTATGTGTTACATCTCCACCATACTACGGTCTGAGAGATTATGGTGGGGAAGATAGTCAAATTGGTCAGGAACAAACACCTGAAGAATACATAGATCAATTAGTAAACGTATTTAAGGAGGTAAAAAATGTGCTCACAGATGATGGAACTTGTTGGGTTAATCTTGGCGATAGTTACTATAATTACAGACCTGGAAGGGGACAAGGACTGGCAAAACAAACAGTCTCAAATACTAAACAAGACCTACCAGATGTGTGTCCTCGCAGAGGAAACAAACTTGAAGGATTGAAAGAGAAGGATCTCATCGGAATCCCATGGATGTTCGCATTTGCAATGCGAGCTGATGGATGGTATTTAAGACAGGATATTATATGGAATAAACCTAATCCAATGCCTGAGAGTGTGAGAGATAGATGTACTAAGGCACATGAGTATATCTTTCTATTCAGTAAAAATAAGAAGTATTTCTATGACAATGAAGCAATCAAGGAACCAGCAAAGGACTGGGGAACCAGAGACAGAACCAACGGCAAGTATCACAACGAGGGATCAGGATTGGCACCACATAGCGGTCTTACGAAATCATATTCAACAAAGAATAAACGATCTGTCTGGTCAGTAACAAAGAAACCATACAAGGGAGCTCACTTTGCTGTATTCCCACCTGACTTGATAGAACCATGTATATTGGCTGGTAGTGAGAAGGGTGATACCATATTAGATCCATTCATGGGATCAGGAACAACTGCTATGGTGGCAAAGAAGTTAGGAAGGCATTACTTAGGTTGCGAACTACATGAGAACTATGGTAATCTAATAGAGGAGAGGGTCTTACCTTATGAGAATAGATTGGAGAAGTTCTTTGAAGACAGTTAAGAGGCACAGGTATAAAGATAAGAAGATATTTGAGACAAGAAAACTTGTCTTTGAACCTTATGCGTTTAGTGAACTGAATATGTGTCTGGTAACAGGACTCATACAAAAGAATCTCACACCTGACTTACTGAAGCGTAAGAAGTTAATGTTCAGGTGTGAGATTAACAAGTATTATGGTCATTGTTATCATGCTACACAGGCATTATATTATTTGATGGACACTGACAAGTTAGTACCTATGAGTGGTGAGGATTACCGAGGAGAGAAGCACTGGTGGTTACAGAATGAGGATAACATATATGATTGCACTGCCGAGCAATACTGGACGGTTGGTAAACTGCCACCCTACCATGTGGGTAAGAAGTCTAAGTGGTATGGATGGCAGCAAAGACCTCAACAGGCATCATTGGATTTAATGGTCAAGGTGTTGGGTGATCGCTTAATTGATGATAATGTTACGAATTCGTAACATATTTGTGCAAAATCTAATTTATATGTATAATACATATTAACGACTAGCGTAAGTTTACTTACAGCATACATTTAAGGTGTATGTGATAGTCAAGTCAACGGAACCATATTAATTTGTTCCACTATAAGAGGAAAACTATGTTATTAGTTTTAAAGAAAACATTAAACCTTGTCGCTCTCGCTGTTGAGAATGTTAAGGATACTGTTCTAAGAGGATTATCTCATCTAGGTATTATAGATGATATGCCAAAGAATCTTTTAAATTTAGAAGATGTTTTGGAAGATAAAAGAAAAGGGTTATATACAGATAAAGATTCTGTAGTTGTTGCAGCAAGACTGTGTGATCTACTTTCAGATCCCACATACAATCGCACAGAGGATATCAGTTATGGTAATTGTGAAAGAGATTTGAAGCAACTCAAAGGTTTTTCATATAAAGCATCTGGTATTCTTTTTGCATTTGTAAGGCCTGACGGAAAAGTTGTTGTAACACAAGGTAATCACCGTACTACTATGTTATGGATGGTTACTGAAGACCCAAATGTAAGAATACCAGTCAATCTTAATTTTCATCCTGAAGATATTTCAGTGGAAAGAATGATAGAGATTGAATCAGAGAACCATAATGCCGATTGTGCTTTCAGGTCTAACCAAGATAATGATAGCAAGTTTAAGTCTGCATTTTTCTCTAAGCAATCTTGGGCGTTACTAATCTTTCAATTTCTAACACCCTTTTGGATTGGTATTGCAGGTACTTTGCAAAATGCAAGGTTTAGATGTCATTCTTACAATTACATCTCAAAAGCAAGAAAAGAGGCTGGTGATGATGATGTAAAGACTGTACTTAATGTCTTTACAGGTTTATACAAAGATATTGAGAATCCTAATGTAGAGATTCTAGGTAACTTTGTACGAGCTGGAGCTGTATTTCTCAATGTGTTTGGTAAGCATATTTCAGAAGTAAATGCGAAAAATAATGATGTAGATTCATTTGCTGGAATGATTGAATATTATTTCAGAGATATGGAGATACAACTAAAAAAAGCCAGAAATGCTGGATACCCTATTGCCATCAAACAAAATATCACACAGGCTGATATTTGTAAAGGTAGTAAAGTTTATAAAGGAATTGAACTCTATGTTTGTAGATTCATAAGTCTTTATAATGATTATGTGGAAACACAAGGTTGGGATATTTCAGGTAGGAATTCAACTGCTATTCCTATTATCGAAGGTAGAGAATTTGCAAACTTTACATCCAAACTTGACCCCTTTTTCAGACAAACTCTTGCTGAAGTTGCTAAAGCACCAGTAGTCCACAACAAATAGTTAGACAGTCTTAATACTGTCACAAGAGGGGTCGTCAAGACCCCTTTTTTATTATATAATATGAACATACCAAACGAGGAATCCCATGCGTTGTGAAGTTAAACTCTATGTTGCTGGTCAAGTCTTCTATGAGGAGGTCAATGCACGTAACTATGATGATGCCAGAGAGACAGCTCTCGCAAGAAATCCAACTGCTACTGTTATAGCCGTCAATGCGAAATTCTAACTATCAAACCTTCTATAAGGAGGAGATAAAGAATAAGACTGGTTATGTTACCAAAGATGGTACATGGGCAGCAATTCCAACTACGGGTGGTGGTAAGAAACTTGCCATCATTCATAATGGAGAGCATGTTCACACTTGCAGAAATTTTGACTCTGCTAAGTCATACATATTAAGAGAAAGTAGGAAATCTAAATGAGTGAAACTAAACAAGATAAATGGAATCGTGGAAGGACTCTCTTTCTTGAATCTGTACATAAACCAGATCATGAGTTAAGAGGATGTGCCCACAATCAAGAGTGTTTCCATGAATTAATGGAGATAAGAGAACAGGTTATTAAAATTGTTCAAGAACTGGAAAATCCACATACTCCACCATTAGCATTTGGTAAGAAGAATAATCATGTGGAACCTACAATTACTACTCCTCATGGTGAGATTAGTGAAACTCTAATGAGTGGAGCATTAGGTGATTATTATGCAGACAAGAGGGAGTATTAGTGACTGAAGAAGAATTGGAGGAACAGAGATGTATAGATGATGATTATCATGTAATCAATCATTATTACAGAGCTAAAAGGTTACATCCTAATATACCATTCTACTTACAAGATGAAAATGGTCAAACATTTGAGTTTAAGTGGGATCTTATTTATCAATATATTGGGAAACTGAGTGATCATAAGATATACTAATAGGCATAAATTTTTGTTAAATGTATCAGGGAATACAGACACAATTTGTCTAAATAATGATAGAATTAGGGATAACAAGATGATCTAAATCTCTTTGTTATTGTAGTTCATTTGGAGGCAATTATGCACAACTTAATTTCATTTAATCAACTAGCTGGATCTTATAAAGAAAAAACGGATTCACAAGATGATTTACTCACCGAATACTACGAGTGTCTAATTGACTGTGACGAAGACCAACATGTTTGTAAACGTATATGTAAGGAGGTTTTAATTTAAATCAAGTACACGTTTAAACTAAAAGCAACATGAACAAATATCAACACCCACCTTAAGTAAATTGTATAGTAAATCCTAAGCCCTTGACTTAATAAGTCAGGGGTTTTATAATGTGTAAAATTTGGAAGAAACATGACCAAAAGATCGGAGAAGGAAATCATAGCAGCCTTCACTCACATGGCCACTGCTGAATTGAAGGGAACTATAGAACATTTTACTACTTATGGCCAGTCAGGGAGAAGTAGTAAGAAGATTGTAATAGAATATAATATAAAAGAATAGGAGGAATTATGCAACCCCAAATTAACATAGATTCTCTTTATGATGAGATGAGAGTGATGAGAGATCACTTACTGAATAGAATAGAATTACTTGAGAGTGATGTAGAGATATTAACAAAAGAGAATATGGATTATGCAAAGCAAATGTATCAACTGGAGAATTACCTTGAAGATCGTATAGATACTATGTTAGAATATCTTAAGACAATCAAAAATAATGAAGGATTGGAGTATAAAAAAGGCAGCAAAGAAATTAATAAAGAGAGCAAAGAAACACCCTGAATTGTACACTGAAAAGGAAATTTATTATGCTAAACAAGTTAGGAAACAAATCAAAGATGAAGAACGACAGTCTAAAGATACATCAGAATGAAGATGGTTCATTTAGTATGGAATGGGATAAGCAAGATCCTAATTGGAAGTTTCTAAATGACTTGACATCTAAAGAGATTCAAGTTATTATTGAACAAGCTATTAAATATGATACTAATGGATAATTACAAGGCCTATTCATTGCAGGAACTTGAAGTGTGGGTACGAGAAGCAGTAGAAGCAGATTGCACCCCTAAAGAAATATATGATTCTATTATCACTACAGTAAAGAGTAATATGAAGTATCATAGAGCATGTTATAGAGATAGTGTGAAACTTCTTTCATTATTAAGAGGAAGTAAGCATGAGTTTGAGATAATTGAGAATAATAATATGTCAGAAGAAAGTGCATATTGGGAAGGTAGATTGGATGGAAAAGAGTTTGAGGATGCACTTAATAAGTATGGGTATGAATATACTCCTAAGAGTGACCCGATTACAGGTAATATTGATATTCATACTGATAAATAATGGCTCTTTCAACTACAACAATAGAACATTTACTAGAGGCACAGGGATGTTTACGTGCAGCTCTTAAATCGGCTGCAGTCAATGAGAAACCTTTAGTTATCCATCAATTATCTAAACTGTTGATGGATATTGAACACTGTGAGAGTTTTGAGAAATTAATGGATGTAATGGATGATCATAGTAATTCTAGTTAAGAATTATTATCATAGTATGAAGACAATGTAAAGTTTATAGATATTTTATATAACTTATGTTATGATATCAACAAATACTTCTTCTTCCAATGATTAACTTAGACGAAAGATACCACGATTACTTACAAAAAGGTAAAACATTAAGAATAGATGGTGTTAGTGAACGTCTTCAGGCCTATGGATGGCATTGTGATGGAAATGACATAAAAGGATACTATTTGACGACAGAAAACTATAAATTGTATTATAATATGAACGAACAATTCATCAAAATGGAAGCACTCAGGGAGGCCGTACTAGATGTCTGAAATTAAGCACGATTTAGAACATGAAGTGTATCTTGATCCCAAAGATGGGAAAGAACATATTAATCATGGCAAAATGGAATACACAAAAGCAGATTTAGAATCTGCTCATGCCTATTATGACGAGTATCATAAAGGAGAAGAGGTGGATAGTAATGATGGTGCTATTAATGATTACCATACAAGGCATCAGGATCAACACCTAGAAATCTACTGTGACAATCATCCTGACGCAGAAGAGTGTAGAGTGTACGATGACTAGGACAGTTTAGATAGTGTCACAAGGCCCCTTCACAGGGGTCTTTTTTTTGCTATAATAAGCACATGGGAAAACAAACGAGGTTCCTAACTACTCTGACTTAGAAGCAGAGACATGATGTTAAGGTAATGCACTGCCCCCTCAGTTTTGTTTTCTCTCACCAATTACCCCCCTTTTTTAAATGGCAACAAGATCAAGGATTGGAATACAACTTGCTGATGGTGCCATTCTTTCAGTGTATCATCACTGGGATGGTTATCCACAGTGGTTAGGTGTTACTCTCAATGAGAAGTTTAACACAAGAGACAAGGTTGCAGAGCTAATTGATGGTGGAGACATCTCATGCTGCGATTCAGACACCGATTGGGATAGAAATGATGTTCCTAACCATGTATTGTATTACAATGCAAGAGGAGAGAGAACAGAACCACGTTTAGACTTAAATGTGGATGATTATTTTGATGGTGGAGAAGAGTATGCTTACATCTTCACATTAGATCATACATGGGAGTGCTATGCACTAACTCAAGAGAGAGATGATGACTGGAATGTAATACAGACTAATGCAGTTCCAGCAGAAATCCCATCTGAAGTGCCAGCAGAATAACTGGCACACATGGGGTTGCCAGACCCCCTCAAAACTGGTATTATATAAATGTTGAGGGATATGTGGTTCTACTGCCCAAACAACAGTAAGGGTTCAATCATTTTGGATACGGCATACCAACACCTTATACCCATCTATGGGTGAGGTCAATGCGAAAGATGGTACACTCCTTATATGATTACTTGCTGTTTAGTAGGGGTTCAGGTGTAAGCGATTCCCAGTAGGTAAATTTGGGCTCCAAGGTGAAACCTTGATCAGTTAGCCCCACTCTCTCAACTGCTCTAATCTCCTTGTAGTTTCAGGATTAGGGGCGATAGGAAACTACATTGTGGGCAAACGCAAGGCAGGGGTGAGTAACAATTCAGGAGCATCTTAGATTGCATACTGTGGATAACTACTCTTTGTGTTTGGAGACCTCTTGTACTGCTGATGTTCTAGGACATCTGAAAAGACAGTTTTGAAGTTGTAAGTCCCACACCATTATTTTAGGGCAAGGATCTATGGTTGTCTCTGTTCAGCAGGGAAATTACGTCCTGTAAGTCCCACCTTGTAAACGACACTATTATTATCATGTCACCTAATTTCGCAGAATTCCTTTTGGACACTACCAACAATGGAAATGAGATCCTAGCAGTTCTTGAGGACATTGTAGAGGTAACAGAGACAGGAGGAACCGACCTGTAGGACAATTAAATAAGTGTAACAAGGCCCCTTCTCAGGGGTCTTTTTTTTGCTATAATATAAGAGTAAACCAATCAAAAGACTTATGACAAGAGAGGGATTACCAACTGGTCAAATGCAAGAAGAAACACAGGAGCTTCTTGATGAGTATAATGAGACCTATGATTGGTCATACAATGATATGGTTGATTTCATCAAAGAGTATGGTGAAGAGGAGTTTAGAGAGTATTATGAGCAGTATGGAACATTGGTAAGCGATTATGGTAAAGGATTGGTGGATGAGTATATAGAATATTATTTCTTGGATGCCATTGACCACTTTGAGGATGCCTATCAGGGTGAATATGAGAGTGGAGCAGATTTTGCCGAGCTAATAACATCAGACTGTGGTTATATCAATAGAGATATACCCAGTTGGGTTGAGATAGACTGGCAAGCAACATGGGATAACCTATCCGATGATTATTCAGAGATTATAAACCCTGATAATAATAGGGTGGCCATTTTCTCAAACAGTTATTAAACTGGCCTAAGGCCCCTTCACAGGGGTCTTTTTTTTGCTATAATATAAGAGTAAACAACACAGGAGCATTTCTAATGACTGCAACGCCAGTTCAGACAACACTTGAAGAAAGAGTTCTTGAGTGGACAGAGCAACTATGTGATTCACTTGCTGAGAACTACAAGCAGTATCACTTACGCTCAATGAAGCGTATGAACGCTGATAGTGGTTCAGAGTATTCACGTAAAGAGATTGAAGCAACAGAGAACGGAACTGCTAACCTAATGAAGTTTCGTATTCAGAAGGGTAAGAAGTATTATAAGATCATTCAACAGGACTTTGACACCTTCAGAGACCGTAATGAGTATCGTGATGGTGGTGTTCATGCTTTTGTTGATAAGAAAACTGGAGAGATCTACAAGGCAGCAAGCTGGAAGTCACCTGCAAAGTATGTCAGATATGACATGAGAATCATTACTCAGAGAGAGTATGTTCTTAATCCTGCTAACTGCGGTTGGGCTGGTGGTTACCTCTACATGAGAGGTTAATCACCATGCTAGTAAACCTATCCAAAGATGAGATGTCCACAATCCTCTATGTATTAGAGGGCTATGTTCAGGGCAATGATGATGAAGAATTAGTATCAGAGATTGATGTGATCTCTGAGAAATTTGAAGGTATCATTGATGCCTGTGAGTGTCAAGCACAAAAGGACACTCAGTAAACTGGCCTAAGGGGGAACACAATCCCCTTCAGATCGGTTATAATACTAAAGTAATCAACAAAGGAGACCTTATGCTTTTTACTTCAGACAGACCAGTTAAAGAGTTGAATGATTTTGTAGATTATGTTTGGTCATTCTATGGGGAGCATGATGACACTCTGTATCCTATATTTGGATTAACCAAAAGAGACATTTACAATGCTTTCTTCATCTATCAAGAGAGAATTGAGAAGGGTGATCTTGAATATGTTCATTACTCATGGGGTGATGGAGATAGTCTTGATCGTGAGAGAGTCAGAGATATAATACTTGAGCAACCACAATTCATCGCATGGCATGGAGGTTAAAATGAGCGTATTAAACACCAGACTTGACTTTCTATGTGATGTTCTCCAAGACTTTTGCACCCTACACAATCTTGAGTTTTTAAGTGCAGATGATTTATTGTATGACCCATCCAATGAATTAACCGATTATCAAAGAGACTGGTTAACTGGATATTGTCAGACATGGGACATTCTACAGGAGGCCGAATGAACTACAGTCAAAAAGCAAACCCTAATGCAACCAATTCTGAAATGGACTCTAAAACAATTATCAAATCATCAAATCTCACCAATGACCAATTTGGTGAATTAGTCCAGCAATTTGTAGAACTACAGGTTGATAACATGGACACTAAGACAATGATGGAATGGATTACTGATGAACTAATTTATCAGTATGGTAAGTTATCTAATGAGGAACTAAAAGAGCGTGTTGATTGTTTTGATGAAGGATTATATGATGAGTTGGTTGATAACGTAACCAATGAAACTGTCCTTGATGTAAACAACACTGGAGGTAAGTATTAAAATGAAGGATTACACAATCACGATTGACATTCTGGAAGCAGTCTATGATTTCTATCCGGGATTGTCAACCGATGAAGCTACCCAGATTGCCGACTGCATCATGAACAAGTGGGATTATACTGGAGAGTATAATCAGATTGCAGATGACATTTCATGGTATGCTGATTCACTTGACATTGAGTTAGAAGGTAAGGATGGAGTAGAAGAAGAGGTAGATAACATTTATGAATTAAATGCCCCTAATTCTCCATTATTCCCATGAGCATCACAACTCAACCACACTATTCCTATTTTCCAAGGTCTTATACTGATGATAAGATTCTTGAAACTACACATCGTTACAGGCATTTACAAAAGAGTGATAGATGTGGTAAAATGGGCCAAGTTCTCAGATGTCCTTATTGTACATCTCACTCTACAGTTTATCATTTAGCATGGTCAGCATTGACTTGTGATAAATGTGACAACTCAGTAGAGAAAGAGGATTGGTTAATTCAACTTGGTTATGAAACAGGGGAATGGGTATATGAGTAAGGATATGTCAGGCAAGGAAAAACTTATTTTTATTAGTTCTTTTATTTGGTTTCTACACTGGTCAACATGTATTATCTCTCTACTACTGGATACGGCTATTCTAAGAGGCTCTGTAAGAGTGTTGCCGATTGGTTTCTAAAGAAACAATTACCACGTCACAAAATCTTTTTGGATGTGCATCATCGTGGACTTAAACGTGAAGATGCAATGGGCTTCTGTGACTATTGCGACTGGTCATCCCGACCACGTGACTTCACGATTGAACTACAAACACATCTTCCCAAGGAAGAATACATTCGCACATTCTTACATGAACTGGTGCATCTAAGACAGTGGGTAAGGGGCACACTACAGTATAAGAGTGGAAGAATGTTATTCAACAATGAAAGAATCTCCAAGTATGAGTACATGGAACAACCCCATGAGATTGAAGCTTATGCTTCAGAAGAACCATTGTACCTAGAGTACATGTTAGACACTACAGGAAATTGGTATGGCGATGAATAAACAAAAACACAACTATACCAATCCATCTCAAGCCCAAGACTTGTCACATTTAGAAGCTCAGGAAACAAAAGGTAAAAAGTATTATGATGAGCAAGGGTGGGAAATATCACCCCCCATATCTGATCGTGAATGTATTTACCGTTGTCTGGAAAATTGTCAATCATTGGCAGGTCTGGATAAAAAACAAGTTCTAAGATTAATGGAGGATTTTAAGACTATGAAAACAGAATTCATTCGCAATGAGGAGTACCCAGTATTATGATTCAACTACTCTCAATCGTTACACTATCAATCGTCATTGGTATTATAGCGGCGGTTATATTATTAAAATGGTATAATCCTAATTGACAAATACTATCATTAATAGTATAATATATAAATCAGATTTCTTATAGTAAAACAATGTCAGAACCATTATACAGAGTATTAACATTACAGA